GTAGTGACGCAACGTACTCGTGCGATAGCTGGAACTTTGACTCGTCGTACCCCTGCCTCTACGTTGGCGGTAACTATTACCAGAACGCCTACTATGGTATGTTCTACGTCAGCTACAGCAGCGCGTCGTACTATAACGGGAACATCGGCTGCCGCCTCCAAGAACTCCCCAACGGGGGAGTCTGAGGGGGCCGCAGCCCCCGCAGATAACCGCGCCGTAAGGCGCTGAACTTTATATGGGACTGTCTGTGCATTGCCGGTGTTTTTTGTTCCCGGGCTCGTGCGATAACTGGAACTTTGACTCGTCGAACCCCTGCCTCTACGTTGGCGGTAACTATAACCAGAACGCCAACTATGGTATGTTCTACGTCAACTACAACAGCGCGTCGAACTATAACGGGAACATCGGCTGCCGCTTCCTTTTTTGATATTTCCAACCTCACATATCCTTGGCACAGACAGCCGCACACCTCATGGTGAAGATAGGCGTTTTGGGAGCGGGCTAGTACACCCCGCAAGGGGCGCTGGAACGTCCGTACAGCTAAAAGGAGGGTATCCCATGAAGAGAGCTGGAAAGCTCTTTGATACGCTTATATCCGATGATAATTTGCTGCTTGCCATCGACGAAGTGAACCGCACCCACCGCTGGAATCGAGGCCACAAGCCCAACACCTGTACGGCGTGGGTGGAGGAGACCAAGGCGCAGCGGGTGGAAGACCTGCGGCGAATACTCGTCGGCGGTTTTGAGCCGAAAAAGCCCCATGTCAGCCAGCGATGGGACGCCAATGCCCGGAAATGGCGCACCATCAGCGAACCGGCCCAGTGGCCCGACCAGTACGTCCACCACGCCCTCATCCAGGTCTTGCAGCCCAGGATGATGCGGGGAATGGATTTTTACTGCTGCGGCTCCATCCGGGAGCGCGGGCCGCACCGGGAAAAGAACGCCATCCAGCGATGGATGAAGTACGACCGCAAGGGGATGAAGTACGAGTTTTGTGGCGACATCCGCCACTTTTACGACAGCCTGACCCCGGAAGTCGTCATGGCCCGGATGCGGCAGCTCTACAAGGACTGCCGTGTCCTCGACCTCATCCGGCGCATCATCCGGGACGGCGTAAAGCTGGGGACGTACACTTCCCAGTGGTTCGCCAACGCCGTCTTACAGCCCCTTGACCGGCTCATCCGGGAGAGCGGCTATTGCAAACACTACGCCCGGTACATGGACAACATGACCGCATTCGGTCCCAACAAACGCAAGCTGCGGAAGCTCCGCATTCTTGTGGAGGACTGGCTGAACGCCCACGATCTGAAGCTCAAGGGCGACTGGCAGGTGTTCCCGGTGGCAAAACCGCAGCGCAAAGAGCCGCTGCTCCCGCCCCGGCGTGGCTATGAGCGCACCAAAGGCCGCCTGCCGGATGCCGTAGGCTATCGCTACGGCAGAGGGTACACCATTCCCCGCAAGCGGAATCTGCTGCACATCAAGCGGGCGCTGGCGCGGTATCGCAAGCGCAGGCGGCAGGGGAGGCCCATCACGCCCAGAGCGGCAGCAAGTCTGCTCTCGCGCCTCGGACAGCTCCGGCACTGCAACAATTATCATCTCTATCAATGGCTGTTTTGGGGAGAGCGGGTCGTCCGCGACCTGAAGCACGTCGTCCGAGAGCATCGGAGAAAGGAGAACCTGACGTGGACTATGTTTTTGGCACAGAGGGCGGCGCTGAAGTCCTCAAGACCATCGGCGACGCTCACACCGGTCTGACCGGCTACCACCAGCTTGAGCGGGAGTATCCCGACCAGACCATCACCGACAGTTTCCGGGTCATCCGCAAGCTGCGCAGCGCGGAGGACGCGGAGGGGCGCTGCTATGACTGGTACGAGATCGACCGCCACTACCGGATGACCGACAAGACCGGACCCGTGGCGGAGCAGCTGGCAAAGACTGCCGCAGAGATGGAGGACGCCCTGTGCGAGCAGGATATGGAATCACAGGAGCGGCTGGCGACTATCGAGGACTCGCTGTGCGAGCTGGATGCCGCTATCAACAACAAGTAAGGAGGTAGCATATGGATAAAATCTGGGCAAACAGGTTGATTGCCGGTACCAAAGAATGGGCAGAGATGCCCATGAGCCGCCGCGCCGGGGTCAAGCGGGAGCTGGCCAAGAGGGTAGCCGACGGTGAGATCAGTGAAGAGCGGTATAAGGAGATCACGGGGGAGGACTACTACAATGGATAAACTGCTGGAGCTGCTGGAAAAGCTGGTGCGGGCTCTCTTTGGCCCGGGGGACAAGCAGGATGCCGAAGAGGCAAAGCCCGCACCGGAACCTCCCGAACCCCCCGGGGCAGAGGCCGTCACCGGCTGGGAGGGCGACCCGCCCTACCGGTACATCGATGTGAGCCGGTGGCAAGGGATCATCAAACTGGGGGACTGGGTGCAGGTAGAAGCGGCAGGCTATAAAGGCGTGATGCTGCGGGCCATAGGGAACCGCAACGGTGTTCCCTACATCGACCCCACCTTCGAGGATAACTATGTCAACGCAAAAGCGGCAGGGCTGGATATTGGTGTCTACTACTACACCGACGCCATCACTGAGAAGCTGGCTGACGAAGAGCTGGCTGCACTGCGGCAGGCACTGTGGGGCAAGGAACTGACCATGCCGGTGGCGGTGGACATGGAAGATGAAACGCTTGCCGTGCTGAAGCCGAACGACCTGACCAACCTCGCGGCCTACCACCTCGAGCAGATCGAGAAGATGGGGTTCTTCGCCCAGCTCTACACCTACACGAGCTATGCCAACCGCTTCCTTGAGATGGAGCGTCTGGCCGGGCGGTGGGACATCTGGCTGGCCGACTACACCGGCAAAACGCCCAACGTGACGTTTAACTACAACGCCCACCAGCACACCAGCAAGGGCAACGTGCCGGGCATCTCCGGCAACGTAGACCTCAACGTCACCACCATCAACTACCCCAAAATCATCCGCAAGAAGGGCCTGACCCGTCTTCGGGAGGGCAAATGACCGAAAAAGAAGCTTTGCTGTGGGTGCTGGGCATCTTGGGCAGCCTGTGCGCTGCAGCCATCACCATCGACAAGGTGCTGGAAATCATCCACAAGTACATCAAAAAGGCGCAGGAGCCGGACAACGCGCAGAACAAGCGGCTGGATGAGCTGGACAAGCGCATCGGCACCTTGGAGCAGGGCCAGCTTCAGCACACGCAGGCCCTCGCCCGTGACCAGCGCCGCTTTGACGAAATCGACGAGGTAAGCCGTCTGACCCTCGACGGGGTGCGCAATCTGCTGGACGCGCAGCTGTCCGGCAACAACCGCGAGGGGATGCAGAAGAGCCGCGCCGACATCGACAACTATCTGTTAAAAGGAGTGACCAATCATGGAAGCACTGGCAACTAAGCTTTTTGACCTTATCCCTGCCCCGGTGGCGGCAGTGCTGATGCTGGGAGGCTTTATCTTTTACGCCCTGGGCTGTATCCGGCTGGGCTATGGTGCAGCGGTAAAGCCTCTGGTGCTGGACCTCATCGAGCGGGCCGAGCAGGAGATACAGGGTACAAAGCGGGGCGCAGAGCGCAAAGCGTGGGTGGCAAAAACCCTCCGGGCCGCCCTGAGTACCAGCAAATACGGCAGGCTCATCAGCTGGGCCATCACCGATGAGACCATCGGCATCGTTATTCAGTTTTTCTTTGACCGCGCCCGGGCGGCGCTGGAAAAGCAGTAAGGAGATTATTATGGCAAGCACTACATACGAACCGATTAACCCGTGGAGATGCTCAAAACGTATTATCCAGACAAATTCTGACCGCACTGGAACAGACGTTTGTACAGGTCACCATATCGACAATGTCAACAAACTGGTGACGTTTTGTCACCAGTTTACCAGCATTGGCAGTATGGTGCGCAACGCCGGACAGCTGCCGCAGCCTTTCTGGCTCGGTGCTGTCTATGGCGGCGGCTCGCGTAGTGCTGCCCGCTGCGCTGCAAGGACTTGACCGACAGCAGATGACCGCAGCCATCAAAAGCGCACCGCTTGGGAGGGTAGACCGTAAGATAGCCTTACTGCGGTACGTTGAGCGGCTCCCGCTGCCGGACATTGCAGCACAGACACATTACAGCCGGACGGCGATAGGCTATCGGCTGAAAGGCATTGAAAAAATGCTGGATGTGTGATATAATATTTTTACGGGCTGAGTGTATGTAGGACGCATGTTTAAGGCTGATTCTACAAACGCAACAAAGCGGCAGGCTATTCCAGAGCTTGCCGCTTTTCTTTTTGCACGAATTGTGGTATAATTATATCAACAAGTTTACCCGGCCTCTCGAAGAAGCGCATTAGGGTGGATATTTGCCAGCTAGCCCAGTGCTTTATCTGGGAATGAAAAAAGCGGTTGCCAGATAGGCGCCGACCAGTCTCCCGCTCGCCTACTTATAGTGCGTACCATGCGGGAGACGCAATTTTGCCACTTCGGTGGCAGGGCGATTACTCGCTCACTTATAATCCATCAGCTTTTAGGCTGGTGGATTTTGTTTTATTCTCACTAGTTCTGTCGAAACTCTTGTCTTGCAAGTCAAAACGTGATATTTTATTTTTGCTTCCAATGTGAGGCCCTTAACAGTTAAGCGCTCATGCGGATTTTTCCGTGTGGGCGCTTTTCTTTTACCCTTGCAACTCTTCTACTGATACGTTGCAGGCCGCAGCAATTTTCTTGAGCGTGGTCATCCGAATAGGTTTCCTGGCTTCTGCGTGTTGGATGGTCGCGGTAGACAATCCGGTCTTCTCCGACAACGCACGAATAGTCAGCCCGGCGTTTTCTCGAGCGGCCTTGATTTTTACGGCAGACACGCCGAGCGTTTTATAATCGGGTGACATATATCCGATTTGGAACATGCCCTGCTGCTGCAACGGCAATGCTTTGAGTGCAAAGCTGTTATCCACGTCGTCGAGGTCTACATCCTTCAAGACGTAAGCGCAGGCGTTGTCAAGTTCCGGGGTCATCTTGTGGAGCTTGTGCGCCAGCGTAATCTTCATCGTCACGCCACGCACAGGGAACCTCGTTGCGTTGTCAAGGTCTGCCTGATTTGCATGGTCAGGGGTGCAGGCTTCATCCAGCAAGCGGTAGAGCTTTCCGAGATTTTTGATAGTGGTGTTTTCCATATTCGTTACCTCCGTTTTCTTTTACTATACTGATTATACCGCAAAGCTGCTACAAGTGATACAGGCATAGTCGCCAGACTTTGCCTTATTTTTTTGTTCGTTTTGTAGCAGTTGTATCAGTTTATATTTGTCCTTCGTTTGACGTTCGTTGTCCTTCGTTTTTTGCCGATGCGGTACACTGAGAGCATCAGGAGGGATGTATTATGAGCTATTATCCGACACCCGGAGCGCCTTATGTTCCGCAGCAGCCTGTCAATCCTTACGGCGGAATGGGCGCGGTAGGCCTTGCCACTCCCCTGCCAAACGCACAGATGCAACAGGCACAGCCGCAGCGTCCGCAGCCGATGAATGGGCAGCAGCCTGTTCAGCAGTCGGTACAAGACGGAGGCTGGCTGCTTGGCAGACCAGTTTCCAGCAGGGAGGAATTTTTGGCAATACCGTCTGACCTGTACGGCAGACCGACCTACTGCCCAGACTTGCGCAGCGGCGTGATCTACTGCAAGCGGCTGAACCCAGACACCTGTGAATCCTATGTGCAGGAGTTTTACAGCCCGGAAGCGTGGCGGCAGATACAGGCGCAACAGGCACAGCAGACCGCTGCACCGACACAGCAGTATGTGCCTATTGAAGAGTATAACGCCCTCGTCCACAGGCTGGATGAACTGGAAAAGTGGCAGAAAAGCTTTTCTAAGCCCGCTGCCACAGCAAAGAAAGGAGAATAACAATGTCCTCTCCGTTTGATGTGATTACGCACAGCCCCATCATGCAGCTTGCAAATCTGGCTCGTGCCGGGCAGAACCCGATGGGGCTTATCCAGCAGTTGAGCGGACAGAACGCGCCTATCATGCAGGGCTTGAACCTGATTCAGGGTAAGAACGAAACGCAGCTCAGGACGATGGCACAGAACCTCGCAAAAGAGCGGGGTATTGACCTGAACCAGCTGGCAAGCGTCCTGAACCTGACGCTGCCCCGATAACGCATCCCTCTAAGCGAAACGCTTCTCAGTTTTGCGGACTTGATAAAAACCGCTTTTATTTGGCTTCGCCCACCGCACACGGCGGTGGGATGGCATAACGCAAAACTGAAAGGAGTTTTGTTATGGACGATTTTGCAACTGGTTATCTGGCTGGGCAGGACGGCGGCAATAACAACGGCGGATTTTTCGGCAACGAAGGTCTGTGGGCGGTTATCATCCTCGCCATCATCTTCGGCTGGGGCAACGGCGGCTACGGTCGGAACGGTGGTGACAACGGCATGAACAGCTACATCCCCTATCTGGTTGGTACTGGCGCAACCGGTCAGGGCGGCGCAGATACTCGCGCGGCGCTGTCGGAGGGCTTCTACCAGCAGGACACTTCCCGTTCTCTGGCTGGCATCCAAAGCGGCATCTGCTCTCTGGGCTATGACCAGCTGGTGCAGATGAACGGCGTGAACGCCAACATCGCAAACGGCTTTGCGGGCGTGAATAGCGCCATCTGTCAGCTCGGCTACCAGAACGCACAGCTCGTGAACGGTCTGGAACGCAGCGTGTCCAACGGCGACAACGCCATCAGCCTCGCCATCATGCAGGAGGGCAACGCACGGCAGGCGGGTCAGACCGCACTTTCCACGCAGCTTGCATCTTGCTGCTGCGAGAACAAGCAGCTCATCGGCGACCTGAAGTACACCATTGCACAGCAGGACTGCGCTACACGTCAGGCTATCGCAGACAACGCCCGCGCCATCGTGGACAACTGCAACGCCAATTTCCGCAGCATGATGGACTACTTCACGCAGGATAAGATTGCCACTCTGACCGCTGAGAACCAGAGCCTGAAGTTCGCCGCTTCTCAGGATCGTCAGAATGCGCTTCTGACCACTGTGATGTCCCAGCAGACCGATACCATCCTGAACCGGGTCAATCCTCGTCCGATTCCCGCTTATCAGGTGGCAAACCCCAACGTGGGCGTGAACTGCTGCGGCTGCTGCTAACCTACACACTCCCCGATAACACCGGGTGAACCATCGGGGCAGGGGCAAGACACCTCTGCCCCTGATTTTTTAGGAGGAAAATACTATGGCTTGCAAAACAAGTTGCAAACTCTGCCCGCACTTGGTCATCAGTCAGGCAGTCACGTTTGCCGACGATACTCTGACCATCAACATCCCTGCCGGGTCTTACGCAGCAGGCGAAAAATATTGCATTGTCGTTGCTCAGAGCTTGCCGGACACGACTACCATCAACGCACCTGTGGTCATTACCATAGGCGCAGGCACGACCGCATACCCTCTGACCGACTGCAACTGCGCTCAGGCAACCGCTGAGAGCATCCACACTCGCACTCGCTACGCTACCCGTGTGGCAACGTCTGCAACCGGCACCGGCACGTTCAAGTATCTTGGCTGCTTCTGCCGCTCACACGCTGGCGCGCCTGCGTCCATTTCTTGAGGAGGTATAGATTATGGGCAAGACTAATTTTCGCCGCATGATGATGCTCCGCGACCACGAAAAAGACCGTGAGCCGGAACGTGACCGCCTTGAGGAAGAGCGTGACCGCAGGGAACGTGAGCTGGAACGCCGTCTGCGCAAGCTGGAAGATGGCAACGACCGCTATCCCTATTATCCGCAGGAGGAGAACCGCTACATTGACCCCTACCCCATCCCCCGCTACCCTGACGTAGAGTATGGGCGCAAGATGCCGCAGATTGGCTTCTCGCAGAACGGAGACTGGGACAAACGGTCTGGACAGTACGAACGTGGCGGCGCAGACAGCCGCTCTATCAAGATGCCACGCCAGCACCTCACCCACGATGAAGCAGAGGAATGGTGCGACAGCATGGTGAACGCTGACGGTACGAAGGGCTGTCACTGGACGCTGGAACAGACACAGGACGTTGCGAAACAGCGGAATATCACTTGTGACCCGAATGATTTCTGGGCAGTCATGAACATGATGTACTCGGATTATTGTCAAGTCGCAAAGCGCCAGTCTGTTGATACTCCGGGCTTCTACGCTGACATGGCAAAGGCGTTCCTTGATGACACGGACGCTGTGGACGGCAAGGCATATCTCTACTGGAATTGCATTGCTGACAAGTGAAGAAGAACCCCTGTGTAGCCGTTAAAAGCTACACAGGGGTTTTTTCTATACGTTATAACCAAACGCTTTCATTATTTTTTCTTGCAGTCGCTTTGCTTTTTCTTTTGCTTCAGCTTCTTTTTCTTCTGGCGTTTGATTGTTCAATGGGAATCTTGGTTTTTTGGGGAGTTGTGCCGGTTTTGGCAAATTTGCCCAGTGCGTTACAATGTCACGTTCTGGTATTATTTCCTCTTCTTCCGTATACGTGCTGTCGAACCATCCTTTCCTAATAAAATATGCGGCATTTACATAACTTTTTCCCGTATGCCCATCCTCAACAGAAATAATATATTTCTCGTCAGTTTGTTCTGGTGGGAGCCCTTCTTTCTTGATAGAGTGCCAAATTATACATCCCGTTTCAACATAATTGACATTTGTATAATCCCGCCGTCCTTTAGCCCATTCTTCATACGCCAATGAATCTGTTTCGCTAGAGTGTTCTACTCCCATCATATTCTTCCTTTCTCCTATGTGCTGTCATTGTGACTACACAGGGTTTTTGCTTTAGCAAGTTCCTGTATCTCCGATTTTTTGCATGGTGCTTTTGAGATTTGGCACATCCACTTCCTGCATTTTACGTTTTATACCAATAATCGCTTGCGTGATTCCAGCTTTGTTTAACTGGTTTACAGACTTACGGAATACAAAATCAATGTTCATGTTCGCCTTGATTGTTCCGTCATCTTCAAGATAGCAGTTTGGAATCCACACGTTTTGATTACTACCGTTGATTTTGAAACGCTTTGCTTTGTAGCATCCGTAGTCCTCTCTTACAATCAGCTCAACAGGAATGCCCTTGTAATATTGAGTGTCAGTATTGTATTTTTCAGCCAGTTTTGCTTTACGTTTTGCTACCTCTGCGTTTATTTTGGCTTGTTCCTCTTTGCTTCTGTGCTTGTGTGGCTTATATGTCCGCACAATCTCTCCCCCCCATCATTCCGAAAGTACAGATTTGGCTTTTATGTCAAATAAGTCTTGCGGATGAAATACAAGGCTTTTATCAAGCTCAACTATGCCAACGATGGAGAATTTGCCGGGGACTTCTCGCTCGATTTTAGCCTTTGCTTCTTCTTTGTTGTTTGCAAACAAGACGAACGGAGCTTGAAAGTGTCTGCATTTTTCGTCGTCATCGTACTGGATTTTGACCCAATAAAAGTTTTCACCCCCTACTTCTTTCGGTGTTAAGTATTTTTTTACACTTGAGACATCGTAAGTGCAATACCCGATACACTGCGAGTTTCCGTATTTTTCCATAAAATTGTCATTTCCAATACGAGTTGCCAAAACCATATGAACGTCTTTCCAACCAACACGGTCATCATTAACCGGTTTATCGTCCATAACAATATCGTCAGGGTCTATCACTTTCTTGCCAACCGCCAAATTCCAATTATTTGCAATATAATGTGTCATCTGATACCAGTTGTCAAATGTTTTTGCTTCTTTCATGGCATCTTCCAAAGAGCCACGATGAGGTCTATAAACAATCATACGTCAATCCTCCAAGAAATCTTTCGGTAATCTTTCCATTCTATCTTGTGCAGTCCTATAAATGATTGGTTTTACTCAAGCCAATTGATGAAATATCCGTTGTACTTAAACTCTTTTGCCTCATTCGCGGCCTTAATCAGATTCTCCGCAAAAGCAATCGCCTCATCCGGCAACAATGTTTTTCCAGGAAAACATACTTTGCTACCGATTGAAGTGTCAATTCCGTCTCCACTCCTGCAAATTTCTATGCCATCTCCATAAGTCTTTCTTCTCTGTTTTAAGTCTTCTATGTTGTAATCAGAATACTTTACCTTGTCCATGCACACTTTCCTCTTAAATTTCAGCTTTTATCTATTAAGCAGTTCTTTGATGTAAAGCGTCTCAAAACTTTTCAGATGAGGATACTCGTTTCGAGCCATCTTCTCTGCCTGTTCTTCAACACTCAAAATGCTTTCAAAGTCATCATCCACATCAATAACATAGCACATACATTCATGGTCGTGCTTTTCGTTCCACCCTTCAAAAAGAGCAACAAACTTTTTCATATTTTCAATCCTCCAAGAAATCTTCCAGTTCAATCTTTCCTTCTGCCGCCGCAACTGCCAGAGCGTACACATACTGCCCTATCGTCATTCCGTGCCGTCTGGCTTCACGGTTGATGTACTTGCGTTCTTCCTCGCTCATAAGGATGGTAATGCGCTTAGAACGCTTGCCGTCACCACTTGCAACGCCCTGATGCGATTCTGGCATCGGGATTTTTTTCTTTGTCAAGCCAGCTTCAGCCAGTGCGCCGGGAACATTGCCCTGTTCAATCAAGCGTTGCACTTCTTTTGCCTGTTTCAGCTTCTTTGGCTTACCTTCGCCTAATACGGCATCATTTGGCTGTCTTTCGCTGTCTTTGGCTTGCTTCGGCTTAATACTGCTTAATTCCGCTTCACTTGGCTGCGCATGGCTGTCTATGGCATCACTAGGCTTAATTAGTGCTTGTTCGGCATTATTCGGCTTTGCTTGGCTTACTTCTTCTTCCTTTGGCTCACTTCGGCTTAATTTCTGTTCCGAAAAAATAGGCTGGAAATCAAATCCGCCAAGCAAGCCTGTGGGTTTTTTGCTGGTTGATTTCATTCATCTTCCTCCCAATCTTCATCAAGATCAGGAACGGTCGGCAATGGCATCCAGTGAGTTATATTATGCGGTTTTCCGCTTTTGTCCCGCCATTCCTTAAAATCTTTTTCATAGCCTACAATTTCTACATCGTATTCGTCTTTGCTAAACCCGATAACGTATGGGTTTAGTTCATCTGGCATTTCATCTTCTGATTTCGCCCATTGATTATTTGCAAGTTCTTTCTGCCACTTTTTGCAATATTTTTCAGCTAGATACCACTGAGAATGAAACGCCATTTCTTTCTCTTTATCGGAAAGGTCATTAAATGAAAAACCAAAATTGATAATGTAGACTTGCTCCGTGTCATCAGAACAAGTTGCATTCAAAAGATGTGGGTACAAATCGCTCATTTTTCTTTCCCCTCTACAATCATCTTCGCCAACGCCTTGAAGTCCTCTGCGCTTGTACTCTTTGCCGTGTCACCACTAAACAGGCTGTGCCGCTCTGCCTGCGCCTTACGAACGCCCATAGATGGTCTAATCTTCACGTCCAACAGCCTTGTTCCCATACTTTCTGCAATCACAGGAAGCTGCTCTACGACCTCTTTGGACAGGTTCTCACGGCTCTTGTACTGGTTTAGAAGCAGACCTTCAATCTTCAAAGTCGGATTGAAGTATCTGCGAACGTCACCAATGGTCTGCGAAAGCTGGCTCAATCCGGCAAGCGCATATCGGTCTGCTGTAATGGGCACGATGATGCTGTTAGCGGCGATCAGCGCATTCACAAGCGCAAGACCAAGCTGCGGGGGAGTGTCCAACACAATGTAATCATACTGCCCAGACACGCTTTCAAGGGCTTCTCGCAGCCGGAAGTTCTTGCCCATGTCCCGGACAAGCTGCTCGTCAATGTCCTTCAATGCGTTGTCTGACGGCAGAATGTCACCGGCTTCGCAGTGCTGGATTCCTTCTTCCACTGTTCCTTGCCGGGTCATTACATCGAACAGGGTACACACATCCTCTGTCTGTGCGCCGTAGGTGTCCGTTGCGTTGCACTGGGCATCGCAGTCCACCAGCAACACCTTCTTGCCAAGCAACTGCAACGCACCTGCTAGACAGGTGCTTGTGGTAGTCTTTCCTGTTCCGCCCTTCTGATTGGCGACAGCTATGATTTTTGCCATTTTATCACTCTTTCTTAATACGGATATTTTAATTTTCCGCTTACTATTCTTTTGCAAATGCACTTCCTTTCACATTCGCATCTTTCACACCACCCGATGTTAAAAGCATCGTCCTTGCTATATGCTTCATCGAACACACAGGTTTCAGCAAGTTCTTTGTATTCGTCTTTCAAATTTTGCTCCTTTCTAATTTATTTTTTTTTTTTTGATTAATACATTCATTCTGTCGTATGTGCCACATCTTCCTACTTTTGCAATGCTTCGATGGAATAGAAAGCGGGCATATACTTGTCCACAACGCCCGCCTTGTCCACGCTTCTAATCAGATAGCCAACAGGCCGGTCAGGAAACGGAGACCTGTCTAAGGACAAAATGTCATTGTATGCAGCCTTCACCGTGTCGTAGACCGCTTCTCTGCGTCTTGGCAGCTTGATTTCAGGATGCTCTTTCTTCATCCACTTCTCAACTACCTTCGCCACGTCAATGCAGTCCTGCTTTTCCAGTTCGTCACACACAGACCAGTCAAAATCCTCGTATCCGCTTCTGCGTGGCTTTCTGGCGGCTTTTTGAGGTTCGGTAGATACTTCGCTTGCCTGAGCTTCAATCAGCGTCTCAGACGCTTTAATTTTGGGCTTGAATTTGACTGCAACAGCCTTTCGCGCCACAAGAATTGGTTCATAGGTCACCACGATGTCAGACACAGTATTGATTTCATCTACTGCAACATCAAGCACTCGTTTGCGAAGGTTCTTGTAAACATCGTAGCTCGCTTCCATCGCACCAAGCTGTTCTCTCAGTTTTTTCAGACTGATTTCATGCGGCTTGTTGTCCATGTTCATCCAGTCCCGAAGAATAGAATAAAGCAGGATGCTGTACTGTGATTTCATCCGTGATGTGTAGCGCAGACGATACCGAACGTACCCGCTTTCGGCAATATCAAAAAAGATGGGGCGAAGGTCAGGGTTGCAAGTGATTGCCACAACATAAGACCTTGTTTCTGGCACATAGTCCAGTTTTGCCCTTGTAAACAAGACAAAGCTCTCAAACGTGCCCTTCTCTTTGTCAATCGGAATCGACACCGTATTGCCTAAGAAGTGCTTGATCTGCGGTTCAATCCTTCGTGCATCAAGGCTTTTCAGTCCGAGCAGGTCTCTGTACTCTGCCAAAGTGAACTCTACACGGCTGCTGCTTGGGTCTCTCGGATTTATTCTTGACAAGTAAACCTCTAGCAACCGAAGTTCGCCTGCCGTGTAGTCCCTAAACTTTGCCCACACAAGGGATTTGCTTTTTTCAACAAGGTTGTTGTCGGATATTTTTGGCATCTGTTCGCCTCCTTTTTTAGCCTAAAAGCAGTATATCACAGGTAGGGGGACAAGTCAATACATTTTGTCCCCCATGGCTTGTCTTTTTGTCCCCCATAGGGTCGTCAAAACGTCCCCCATGACTTGTCAAAATGTCCCCCATGCTTTGTCATTTCGTCCCCCATCTACCTATTATATATTAAACAAGAAATAAACAAGAGGTTAAATATCATCGTTAAATAAGCGATGACGATAATTTTCAACAATTTCTTTGTTTTTCTATTCCAGCTTGTGGATAACTAAACCTTTCATTTGCTGAATAAAGTCTTTCCGGCAATGATTAGTCTTATCTAACGTGTACAAAATGTGGGTGAAAAACTTTTGAGCCAGTATTATGGGGGACGGATTGACAAGCTGCTTAATCGCAAACGATAAATTAGCGCTAATTCGTTGTTTATTATGCGCAAATATTGTCGGTTCATAGCCTATGGGGGACGGAATGACAAGGTAGATTTGCCCGATAGGTGTACAAAAAGTGGACAGAATGTTCCTTAAAAACTTCGATAATTCGACAATCAGCCGCTTATATTATTCGGATTCACGGTATAAGAATCATTGGACCTCATGGCAGCTTCTGTTCCGGCATCTTGCGCCTGATAGAGTATTTCCATCTTCGGGGCGGTTCCATTCGGGTCTGGGTCTGTTCCGGTAGCTTGCGCTATCTCATAGTTGCCCGATACCATCCGGCAAACAGAGACCCTGTCCTTCAATGGAGTGTGGAGGTTTGCAAGAATCTCCGTCAGCACGCCGATATAGTCTGAGCCGTGATCTCCGTACCGCATATACAACAAGGCATCTATCTCGTAGGAAGAACATTCCATCATGGCATCTATGAGAATCTGACGCTTTTCCATGTTGAAAAGGTCGTCTTCCAGATGCTCCAGCAGTCCAGGATAAATGCAAGCGTCCATGTATCGAGCCGCCGATACGCCGCAACAGGTGAACCAGCGCATAGCCATTGGCAGGGAAATGGCTGCCAGACCTTGCTCCCAGTTGGCAATCGTACCACGATTCACGCCCATTCTTGCCGCCAATTTCTGCTGGCTCAGACCGGAACGCATTCGAGCTATCTCCAATGCTTTGGCCGTTCTTACCAAATATTCATCCATAAATTCTCACCCTTTCAACAAAATTCAGCAAAACTGCCGGGTTCGACAAGCCAAAAAATGGAAAAAGCTGCTATGGAGAACCAACAGCAGCCTGTGTTATAACTGTATTGTCAAAAAATTCCAAATAGAAAGGAAACATAAAATGAAAGAAACTGCAATCTGGAACCATGAACGTATGCCAATCATCGACGGAATGCCCGCCAGCGTTACCGATGGGCAGCCACACACACCTGAACCATGGGAGGAAAGCTAATGAACCGAACTGTAGATGCTCTGATTGTCCCATACGCCCGCAGACGGACGCTGGAGCTTGTCCTGAGCCTTTCTGGGTACGAAGCTGATAAAGATGCTTACCTCGAAGCAAAAGGCATCCTGGAACGTGCCGTAGCCGCCTTAGACGATGGGCGCGACCCGGCAGATAACATCGAACGCATTGACGGACAGCTCGTAGAGCTGTGATTGGAGGAAAAATGGATAGGCGTTGTCCCTTTTGACTTGAACGCTCGTGGCTTCCCCGATGCAAAGTAACGGATGTGAAGAAAACATTCGATTTTTGCGAAGTTGTTCAAATCGTATTGACTATACAACTGAAAGGTGTATAATTGCATCAAATGAACAATCGTATTTACTGATCGGGAGGATATGCCACAATGAGCGAACAAGAAAGAACTAAGATTGACAGGTTTATCGCATGGCTGTTGGAGCACCCTGATAAGATTCCGGCAGCGGAGCAAGCCTTAGGCCTAGAATAACAGAAAACCCCTTGCGCAGAGCTACACCAGCCCGGCACAAGGGGTTTTTATTTTACCGGGTCAGAACCATTTCTTTTTTCGGTTTCTACGGTAACGATATTTTCTGCTGTTGCCATATAGTACACGGTCATTGCCTTTTAACAAGGCCTGCATGAACCAAAAGCAAAAGGCACAGCCGCACAACAAGTAATACACGGGCTTACCTCACATCTTCTCGATCAGGTTCATCAGCGCTTCACGCTGCGCTGTCGGCATAGATTCAAGCTTTTTTCTAATCCGCTCCACTGCTGCATCGACTTCACTTTGCGGCTGCTGGGGCGGGTTTTCTTTTTGCTCGCCAGAAACCAAAGCATCCACGCTTGTTTCAAAATAAGAAGCTATCTTATCAAGCGTTTCATATTTCAATGTTTGCTTTCTTCCGTTCTTCAAATCGGTCAAAGACCCACGACTTGCGCCCGATTCCTTGCACATAGTGGTCACGTTTACTCCACGCTGCTTGCAGAGTTTTTCAATATTTTCGTACAAGTTTGCCATAATTCCAGTCCTCGCATTGTAAGGTTTGCTGAAATTACGCGAACGCTTAAAAAAGGCCTTGCATTTTACGCGAAAGCGTATTATACTAAGACCGTACCGCGAAGGCGTAATGAATGATTTCTAGCAACTTCATTATATTACACTTATGCGTAAAAATCAATAGCCGGAGGTGAAATAATGGCTGAAAAAAAGCCTCTGTGTGACTTTGGCAAACAAATCGAGATTGCTCTTATCCAAAAAGACAAGACCAATGACTGGTTGATTGAAAAAGTCAAGGAGGACACCGGACGATATTTTGACCGTTCTTACCTTTTCAAGGTTAAGACAGGAAAGCTGGAAACGCCCGGCATCAAGAAAAGCATCTGCCGGATTTTGAATATTCAGGATTCGGGAGTGTAAGAAGGGAGAGAAAAAATGGCAAACATTCAAGTTTTTGAATATCAGAACAGCAAAGTTCGCACGGTTGATATGGACGGCGAAGCATGGTTCGTTCTGAAAGACGTGTGCGCTGTGCTTGGTATTAGCAATAACCGCATGGCTGCTGACCGATTAGATGATGACGAAAAGGGTGTCAGCCTGATTGACACCCTTGGCGGCAAACAGGAAATGGTAATTGTCAACGAGAGCGGTTTGTACCACGTCATCCTCCGCAGCGACAAGTCAGAAGCGGCACCGTTCCGCAGATGGGTAACGAACGATGTGCTTCCTGCAATCCGTAAGACTGGAAGCTACAACGCACCGCAGCTTACCCGCTCACAGCTCCTTGCAACTGCGCTGATCGCAGCGCACGAAGAGCTGGAAGAGAAGGACAAACGGATTGCAGAGCTGACACCGGATGCAGAGTTTGCCAGGGCCGTGTGTATTGCAGACAACTGCCGGACAGCCACCAGCATCGCAAAGGACTACGGTTTGACTGCTGAAAAGCTGAACAAGCTGCTTTACAGCCAGCGAGTCCAGTACAAAGACAGCGATGGTCAGTGGGTGCTGTACAAACCCTATCAGGGTAAGGGCTACACCAAGAACCGCAAGGGCAAGGCCATTCAGCGCTCTAACGGCAAGACTTACATTCCAAATACAACGGTCTGGACGGTCGAGGGTGAAAAGCTCATCCATGAGCAACTCAAGAAGCTTGGCATCACGCCGAGAATCGAGACCAGGGCTGTTGCAGAACAGCAAGATTTCGGAGGATGGGAGGACTGAACATGGAGAAGATTATCACCTTGAAGGTAGACCTTGAATACCCAGAAGAAGCCAAGTTTGCCATTGACGCTGCGGCCAAGACCTACTCGGATTTCAAGCGTGAACAGGCGACAAGACGTTTTGTGGAAAATGGTTGTACGCCGGAAGATGCAAAGAAAATCGCAAAGTTCATCCAGTTTCTTGACCAGTGTTTTTCTGAACACAATGAAAGAGCCTTAAGAAAGGCAAGTGAAGTGGATGGAAATTAAATACTGTGAGCGCTGCGGTGTCTTTCTTGGCCTTGTAAATCCGTGCAAGAAATACTGTGAAGAATGTAAAATCATTGTTCGCAGAGAACGGCAGGCTCTTATAAAGAAAGGAATCAAGGCTAAGCCGGAACCGGCTTTATGCGCTTGGTGCAAGAAGCCAATGGTTCGGAAGGTCTGGTCTCAGAAGTATCACCCTGAATGCGCAGCAGATGCAAACAAGGCTTTGGCCAAAAAGTACAAAGCCAAAAAGAAAAAAGAGCTGAATGAGCTAAAAGCATCTGGTGAGTTCAAAATTACTTGGGATGTGCAGGAGCCAGAACGTGCGAGACCTCAAAAGCACGAGCCTCCAAAGTATACCGTGCGACAGATGAACGATGCCGCAAAACGATATGGCATGAGCTACGGCCATTACAGTACTTTACTTGCACAGGGAAAGGTGAAGGCCCCTGATGAACGGTAAATACTACGGAAAGCGAGAAATTCGCTGGCACAGCCGGGAGAAAGACCGGCTGGAGCACATCCAACGCAAGCGAAGGATGGCAAACAATGAAGAAAGCAATAAGCAACTTTAACAAAAGCAGTCTGTGGCAGAAGCGCTGGAAAGAGCGTGAACCTTTAAGACTGGAACATATCGAGAAAGAAAGAGAGAGCAAAAATGAAAAAAATCAAAGTAAGAATCACATTCATCGAAGCCGTTCTCGGCACTTGGCCTAGCAATCAGAACATTGCACGCGAGTTCATCGCCAGCAAGTCCCCGGATGCAAATACCATCGAGGACGAGGTTGCTGCTCTGGGCGCTGATGCTGTGGCAGATAAGGGCATGACGGTGTTTCCTCGCAACGAAAACGGCGAGCCTATCTTGTATGACTACCAGATTAAAGGCTTCTTCAAGGATTCCTGTGGTATGTTGGGTCGTATCGGCGGAAAAACCGAAACTGGCAAGAAGAAAGCTGTCAACGAATCCGGAAAGCTGACGGCCTACAAGAAGGTCATTGATGGTCTGATTTTCGTGTCTCCCCGGATGATTCCCATTCATGTGAACGGTGAGATTACCGAGTGTCAGCGCCCTCTCCGTGCACAGACGGCGCAGGGCGAGAGGGTAAGCCTCGCCAACAGCGAGCAGATTCCCGCTGGTTCGACCTGCGAGTTTGAAATCGTTCTGCTGGACGATTCTCACGAGAAGGTCGTGCGTGAATGGCTGGACTACGGCGCTCTGCGTGGCATCGGCCAGTGGAGAAACAGCGGCAAAGGCCGCTATACCTACGAAGTTCTTGACTGAGTGCAATGGAATCGCATAGGCAAGCCATGATTTGCTCCGCAACGGCACAGCTCGGAATTGCTGATAACAGCATGGCTATGGCACGGCCTTGAGACGTGGCGCAAAGGCAAGGCAAGGAAACACTAGGAGCTGCAAAGAAATAGCATTGAAAGGCAATCTGTAGCGATGGCGATGCGAAGCGAAGTATGGCGAGGCAATGGCGATGCGCTGATTTGACGAGACTTGCAAAGGCATGGCGGAGCAATGTTCAGACGAGCAATGGAATTGCATGGAACCGATATGAGCGGCACAGCAAAGGCTATGGATGCAAGGCGTAGCTTTGATAAGCAAAGGCGATGCAAGGCGTAGCGAAGCGATGGCATTGAGTAGCTAGGAGCAGAAAAGCAACGGCAAAAATGAAAGGAGACAAGATGAAAGCATTTATTGAAGTTGCCCTGATGTGGGGCATAGCACTGGCGGTGGTTTTGGCGGTATTTCTGCTGAACTTCTGGATGGTGCATCACATCGGTATTCTGGTGGGTGCATCAGCTGCCCGTGGAATCATCACGGTATCTATGGCAATGGCTACGGCGTGGATACTGAGTTTTGGAGGTAATAAGAGTGAAAAGCCTGAAAGCTAATGTCCTTTGTACGCTTGGAATCGCGTTAGCGATCTTTTCGGTAGGATGCGGCGATGCAATCCAAAAAAGTCAGAGCACAGTAGCAATGTTTGGATACGTGTTCCTTTCGTGTAGCTTCCTCGCCGCAGCACTCGTCTTGTGTGCCATTGGTGTCAGCTCTGAAAATGAACGCATTGAACAGGAAAATCGCAAAGTAAAACGCATTCCTCACCACACCAACGAGTGGAGGGATGCACGATGAAATGCCCGATGTGCGGTAGTGACAACATTACAACGGTTGACAGCCGGTCTGCCCCCGACAGCATCGTTCGCAGAAAGAAGTGCATTTCCTGTAACCATCGGTGGTCTACCATCGAAATCGACAAAGACCAGTGGTATAGCGCACTGCAAATCAAAGAGGAACGCAAGAGAGGGAAACCCAAAGATGATTAGCCTTGACAGATTCGGTGGCGTGACAGAGCCGGAGGACGGCGTGTATTTCATGACCAACAAGCAGATGGCAGAAGCGAAAGAAGCTGACCGGCTGGCAGCGATTGAGGACTTGCAGTCCGAGATTGAGGACAGGGAAGCGGAACTGAAAGACCTCCATGCACAGTTGGCAGAACTGATGGCTGGCTGATTTTGTACAGCCAAGTTAAGCCGAAGTAAGAATAATGAAGCCGAAGAAAGGAAAGAAAATGAGCAAATACAAGAAAGAAATCAAGCACTGCGAAAAGTGCAATAAGCCTTTTTCAGTGTTCCCAAACAGCACGGAAACTCTTTGCGCAAACTGCAAAAGGAACAACTTAGAGGAAACGCTTCGCAAAAATGGTCATGCGCCGCAGCATACGCTTGTTAGGAGCTTTCATGACAGCCTTAATGAAGCGTTTGCTGTCGAAGATGCCACAAGAAGGGCTTCGCGAGACGAGAACACAAGCATCAAAAAAATGTGCCGTGATTGCGGCAAAGTATTCGAGATTTCTCGTGCAGAGCGCATTTTCTTTGAATCGCATAACATGGCATTGCCTAAGCGTTGCCCGGCTTGCCGTAAAGTGAGGAAAGAAGCGAGGAAGGAGAACAACTGATGGATAACAGCAAAATCCATGAAGCTCTGATGGCTGTTCAGTCAGAGTTGAAAGCCCCGAAGGGGCAGATGAACAAGTTCGGCGGATATAAGTACCGCTCGTGCGAGGACATTCTCGAAGCGGTAAAGCCCATCTTGAAAGCGCATAGCCTTGTGCTGCGGCTTTCCGACAAACCTGTTATCGTTGACAGTTGGCACTACATCGAAGCCACTGCAACGGTTGAATCGCAGGATGGTGCCACCTACACGGTGACTGCATACGCTCGTGAGCCTGAGTTTAAGAAGGGCATGGACGATTCGCAGATTACCGGCACTGCAAGTAGTTACGCCAGAAAGTACGCTTTGAACGGTCTGTTCTGCATTGACGATACGAAGGATGCCGACACGGACGAGTATCAAAAACAGACCGCAAGCAGGGCAAGCAAGCCTGCGCAGAAGCAAACGGAAGCGGAACCCATCCCACCATGCGCTTGCTGCGGAAAACAGTTGCAGCCTATTCAGTACAACAACCGCACCGTATCGCCGCTGGAAACCGCAAGAAGCACGAAGAAACGCTTTGGGCGCGTCCTGTGTTGGGAATGCGCTCAGAAACAGCCGAAGGAGGGCTAAACAATGCTTAACTCTATCACAATTCAGGGGCGTTTGGTTCACACGCCCGAAGCTAAGGTCACGAAGTCTGGCAAGGATGTTTGCACGTTCAGCATTGCTTGCGACCGTCAGAGCGGCGGTCAGAAGGAAACCGACTTCTTCAACTGCACCGCATTTGGCAATACGGCACTGTTCGTTTCCAAGTGGTTCCAGAAGGGCAGCCTGATTCTGGTAACTGGCAGCATCCAGACCCGAAAGTATACTGACAAGCAAGGGAACAACCGTACCGCAACGGAAATCATGGCGAACAAGGTTGACTTCTGCGGGGGCAAGTTTGACAGCAAACCCGCCGATCGGACGCAGGATGCCCCGCAGAATTACTCTCAGGGCAACACGGACGACTTCTCTGTGATTGACGACAGTTCTGATCTCCCTTTTGACTAACGGTTACGCTACCGGGACAAAAGGCGAACCGCCTACCTTATATAAGAGCTGCGCTATCTGGCTGGACGGGCGTTTGGAAAAATGAAAGTTTTAGTCGCCTGTGAGGAATCACAGGAAGTCTGTAAGGCGTTCCGGGCAAAAGGTCACGAAGCTTACTCATGCGACATCCAGGAGCCGTCCGGTGGGCATCCAGAATGGCATATTCTCGGTGACTGCCTAAAGGCTATTGAGGGGGGGCAGGTCGTGACCATGGACGGAATCTCACATGATGTGCCACGCTGGGATATGATTATCGCATTTGTCCCCTGCACAAAGACGAGCAACGCGGGAGCAAGACACCTGTACAAGGGAGGAAAGCTCAATCTTTCTCGGTATTATGAGGGATTGTGCGGCAAGGCGCTTTTTCTTGCCGTGTGGGCGGCAGATTGCGAAAAAGTGGTGATTGAGAATCCTACCCCCAGCAAGATTTTTGATTACCCAAAGCCTACGCAGGAAATCCAGCCCTACGAGTACGGACATCCTTACAGCAAGAAAACGCTACTGTGGGAACGCGGTGTACCGCCGCTGCACCCGACAAACATCGTAGAACCTACCGCGACATGGTGCCCGTCTGGTTCCTACTCGCACAAGCATAGTGAACAGCACAAGGGCATGTTTACCACTGACCGTGCAAGGAACCGCGCAAAGACTTTTCCGGGTGTGGCAAAAGCAATGGCAGATACTTGGGGGTGATATAAAAAAGTGAGTATGAGAGCTTCTATAAAGTCTGGAGATAAATTTGGCAGGCTTGTTGTTATTAAGCAAAATGGAATACATAAAGCCATGCGGAGCAACGGAAAGAAAATGGCTTTGCAAATGTGAATGTGGGAATTTTATTACGGTTCTCGGACATAACCTGAAAACTGGTAATACAAAATCTTGTGGTTGCTTACCAAGACAAATGAACAGATTGCCTGACAACAAGGGCGTTATAAATCACATTATTTTGCAATATAAGCGTCATGCAAGAGATAGAGGGATTTCGTGGAATCTTTCTTATGAAGAGGTTAGGAGTATTATCCAAAAGCCTTGCTTTTATTGCGGAGCTGAAAAAAGCGACCATACGGTTACTAAAAACTGCAAAGAAGGATATGGCCATAACGGAATAGATCGAGTAGACAGTTCAAAAGGATACTCAGCAGAAAATGTGGTTCCTTGTTGCAAAATATGCAATCGAGGGAAAGCAAACATGAGCAAAGAAGATTTTATTGAATGGGCTTGTAGGATAGCAAAACATTCGCAAGCAATGTCCGAACAATGGGGGTAAAACAATGATTACCTGTTGTCTCAACTGCACATCACGCTGCACAGCTTGCCACGACACTTGCGAGAAGTACAAGGCAGAGAAGAAGGACTTCGAGGAACGCAAGGCATTTGTATATGAGCTGAACCACAGCCAGAGCGTGTACCACCGCAACTACGAGGACAAGCACCGGGAACGTGGCAAGAAGCGGTATCTCGGAAGTGAATTTAGAGGTGAACGAGGATGAGAAGAAAGTATAAACCGGGCGGCTACATCATTTCACTTGATGAATTGATGAAGCAGGAGTTTGTTTACTGCGCCGGAAGATTTGTTCACAAAGGATGGTTTGGTAGCTGGCAACTGCGATATGCAAATAGCGAACTTGCTCGACTGCGTATCAGAGAAGCCAAAAAAATCGAGGACAACGCATGAACACAGGCAAGCAGTTTGAAGCAGACTTCAAGGCATCCGTGCCGTCCGATGCATGGTGTTATCGTCTGAAAGACAGTGCTGCCACCTACTACGGCGGCAACGAGAACCTGTCCTTTTCAATCGACAACATCTGCGACTTCCTTGTGTACCGATATCCGATGAACCACCTGTTTGAGCTGAAAACCATTGAAACACCCTCTATCCCTCTGGAAAAGGTGTTCGGCAAGTACGACAAGGCAAAGTGCAAATACCGCAAGGAAAAGCACATCACGGACATGGTGGATGCAATGGGGTACAGCGGTCAGACCGCCCATGTGATAGTCAATTACAGGGCGGTCAACCGCACCTTTGCAATCCCTGCCAGCAAGGTTCTAGCGTTCCGTTACAATGAGAGCCGCAAGAGCATCCCTTGGCAGTGGGCAGAGCAAGAGGGGATAGAGGTCAAAGCAAAAAGGCTGCGTGTCCATTGGCGGTATGACGTGGACGGGCTGCTAAAGAGATTGGAGAAAGAACATGGCATTGATATGTAATAGGTGTGGTGAAATGTTTACACTTGAGGAATATAACAAAATGAAGAACAAACTTGAGGTTCGGCCAATAATCGGTGGAGAAGAAGGATGGAGCGTTCTTCTTTGCCCCTCTTGCATGGCAAAGCTAAACGACTGGCTAACACCTGATGAACAGAAGCCCGACACCGAAAACAAAAACAAGTGGAACAGCATGAATGTTCAACCGCAATGCGGTGAAGCTGTCGAAATAAAGTTTGAAAACGGCGACCTTGACCTTGCATATCGCAAGTACGCAGACAAGCGTTGGTTTCAAAGTAGTGGAGAATGGGTTGCAAGCGATTCCAAAATCGTTGCATGGCGATACCTTTATTAAAAGGAGAAATAAGATGAGTAAGCGCAGAAACCGCCCCTCGTCTGGCAAACAGGCAATGTCAGCCAACCTCCGCAAAATCGCACGGCAAAACCAGCTGTATGGCTTTCGCATGGCTCTGGATGGCATCGCCGCAACATGGGGCGCACTGATTCAGAACCTTCGGTGCGATGCAGACTTGACCGATGAACAGGTGCAGAAAATCATCCGCATTGGTGACAGGTACTGGGAGATGGTCGGGCAGTTCAAGAACGAAGACATGACCCCTGACGAGTTTGCGGATTACATCACTACAAAGTCAGAACAGGTTGAAAAAGAGCTGAGGGAAAGGTGGAGCTAATGGACAAGGAACAGCTTGCAATCGCACGGTTGCAGGACGCTGCAAGGCTGTCAGAGCATCGGTACAAGAAACCGTTGATGGTCACATACTCTGGCGGCAAGGATTCGCAGGTGCTTGTAGCTCTGGCTGAGCGTGCCGGAATCAACTTTGAGGTGGTCAACAGCCACACCACAGCAGATGCGCCGGAGACGGTCTATTTCATCCGTGAGCAGTTCAAAGCGATGGAAAAACGTGGAATCAAATGCTCCATTGTTATGCCACGATACAAGGACAAGCCCGTGTCCATGTGGACGCTGATTCCTCAAAAGCTGATGCCGCCCACACGACTTGTACGGTATTGCTGTGATGTTTTGAAAGAGAACACTGGCAAAAACCGATTCATTGCAACAGGTGTGCGGTGGGATGAATCCGCTCGGAGAAAGAATAGTCGTGGCGTGATGGAGCTGATGCACAAAGACAAAGAGAAGCGCATCATCCTTATGGGCGACAATGACGAGAAGAGAAAGCTGTTTGAAACGTGCAACGTCAAAGGCAAGATGACCGTCAATCCGATTATTGACTGGTCGGATGATGATGTGTGGGATTACACGCACAGCGAACACCTGCCCATCAATCCGCTGTATTGCGAAGGGCAGAAGCGTGTTGGCTGCATTGGCTGTCCTATGGCCGGCAGGGGAGGCAGACAGCGTGAGTTTATGCGCTGGCCTGCCTACGAAAAAATGTACATATCAGCGTTTGAACGAATGCTTGATGTCAGAAAAGCAAAAGGCTTGCCGTGCGACTGGCAAACAGGAATGGACGTTTTTCGATGGTGGATGGAGGACGACAACATCAGCGGTCAGTTGAGCATGGACGATTTGATGGAGGATAACAATGTTTGAATTTGTAACCCGCTGGCTGGTCTGCTTAGTCCTGCTGGCGGTAGTAGTTCAGTCCGAACGGACAATTAAGAACATGGCGAACAGCCTGTTTGAGGAACGGCAGGCAGTGCTCGTCTGGCTGTTCGTCAACGTGTGTCTGGCCGTTTGTACGGCTGTTGTGATGGGGTGGGAATGATGAAAATTTGTGACATTGAGAGAAAAGAAATCAATTTTGGGTGTCTGGAATATGGAGATGTGTTTGAACTGAACAGCGAAATTCTCATGAAATCTAACGTGAATCTTTCGGTAAGCAAGTTGTCTGGCGGCATCAACCTGAAAAACGGCGATTTTTTGCAAATAGATGAGGATTTTCCCGTTAAGATGGTAAACGCTCATCTCCAGTTGGAGGGCTAAGCAAAATCATGGACAACGAACTTTACTGCCCGATGAAGATGACCAGCAATCCGCTTGGTCGGTGCGTCTGCGAAAAAGAGAAGTGCGCTTGGTGGCGGCATTTGGACAACTGCTGTTCCGTCTGGTGGATTGCACGGAAGCTGGACAACATCGAAACGAAGATGAAGAGGTGAGAGTGTGAAACTGGTTGATGTTGACCCAATCATTGCGGCGTGGAAAACTGTTGGCGTTGACAAAAAGAATGAAGCGAAGCCGTTTTTGGATAGCAAAAACTTAATCGTATACATACAAGGACAAATCAGAAGTAGCATTGGAGATGTGTTTTTAAATTTAGCCAACGTATTGGAAAAATCTGAGCCCGCCAATATATGGTTTGATGCCAAAAAAGTTTTACCCGAAAAAGACAAAGAAGTTCTCGTAAAAAGAGAAAAGTTCGGCATTGAAATTGCATTTTTATCTTATGACGGACTATGGCAAGAGCACGACGAGTACATTGTATTTGGAGATGTAACTCATTGGGCGTATCTTCCTGAACCGCCAAAGGAGGTTTGACACATGGCAACACCCCCGAAGCGTGGCCGTGGCAGACCGCCGCTGACCGAAGCTGAAAAGAAAAAACGTGAGAAGCGGGCACAAAAGGCGAAAGAAGAAGCCGCTGCGAAGCGTGAGAAAGAACGTGAGAAGAAAAAACAACAGATGCTTAACAAGCGGAAATCTATCCGCTCACAGGTGAGTAAAAAGGTGAAAGAACAACAAGAGTTGGCTATCGAGAAGTCAAAGATGATGAGCACAGGCGATTTGCAGTCAAGAATTGGTGACGAAGAGGATAAGAAAGTCATCGGCATGATTGCAGCCAAGTATTTTGGCGACCTTCCGAGCGTGGACATGAACAACCCCATTGAGGTACAGCAACGCCTTGACTTCTTCTTTGACGCTTGCATCGAAGCCAGAATCTCCCCTGTGGTGGAATGGATTGCACTAGTGCTTGGCATCGAATGGGTGAGCCTGAGACAGATTATGACAGGCAAACGCCGTGACGACAGCTTGCAGCAGAAGTACATCTTGAAGCTGATTCTGCAAATGCAGTCCATGTGGGCATACAACGGTATGTACGGTCAGGAGAACCCGGCAGAGTGGATTTTCCGAGCCAAGAACTACTTTGGTATGCGTGACAACGTGGAAGTCACCGTTGCACCGCCGGAACAGCCGTTGGGCGATGCCCAGAGCGCAGAACAGTTGGCTCAGAAGTACCAGACGGCTTTGCCGAAGGAGATTGAAGTGGAGTACAGAGAGGTAACGGAAGAATGAAAGAACTCATAGCTTTCTTCTTATTATCTTGGGCGGTAGCTTTTTTGATTATCAACAATTTTAACGATAAGGAGTAAAACATGAAAAAAGTAGCAACTATTATTTCTTCTGTGGCAGCATCGTTTCTTGTTGCGGCATTTCTTTTGCTGTGTTTGGAGAGAGTGCCTGTTGGGTATGTCGGAGTTGTTTATTCCGCACGAGGCGTTGAGCAGAACACCTTGTCGCAGGGCTGGAAATTCCTGTGATTATGAGACGTGGGATACGTTTTACAAGGCGGTTTGCAAGGAGATTGAAAGGAGAAAAGGCAATGGCTAATACATCCTGGCATCCGGCAAGCGAACAGCCACGAGAGCGGACGCAGCCTTTGTTACTTGCGACTAAGACGAAGTGGCGTGATAAAGATGGAAAAATGTTGCAAGGATTCTCGCCAACAGCGTACTTTCTTGGCTGTTACGCAGACGGTCAATTCTGGGACGAAATAGGCGAGAGACTGCCGGAAGACGTGACTGTGACGCATTGGATGGCGTTTCCGATGGTATAGGAGGACTTATGGAAAACAATATCATTATTACGCAAGATATGATTGCAGCGTTTACGGCGGAAATGCAGGAAGCGTACCGTAAGTAAGGCAATGACGAGGAAATTGTTCATAGCATGATGGACGGTATTATGTACGAAACCTTAGATAGGCTTGGCTTTACAGAAGGTGTGGAAATCTTTGACGAAGCACCGAAATGGTATGCGTAAGGAGCAATAAGCATGAAGAACAAAAAGTTTGGCATCATCATTATGGACTTGAGCCTTTTTGACTTCGGGCCGAAGCCACCTTGTGGATACATTAAGGCGAAGCATATCCGCCCAGCGTACGGCAAAGGCACAAGGCCTGTCAAGGCACATAAGCGAATCACGAGAACAAGAGAGGGATTTAGAAAATGACAGAACTCAAGAGATGCCCGTTCTGCGGTGGGAAAGTTGCCATTGCCGAAGCAGGCGACTATTTGACAAGCTGGATGTCTATAACAAGAGGAAACGGAAAGAATGGATGCAAGTGGCGGGTATTCATGGAAAGCAAGCTATACAGCTCTGATTGTTCCGAAGCTGATAAAGAAAAGGTTAAAAAAGACCTTATCGAAGCATGGAACAAACGCTACAAAGAGGCTTGAATATGGAGCAGGAACACAAGCCGAGAACATCAATGATTCTTCTGTTGGAACACGTCCATGCGATGGATGAGTTGACAGACGAGGAATTTGGAGCATTCATCCGCAACTACGCACAGTATGTTGAGACTGGACTTGAGCCAGCATACGACAACGATCGTGCTATGCGGATGCTCTGGAAGGTTGTTAAGGCGTTCGATGATATGAATGCACAGAAAAGACAGGAGCGAATTGAGAAAAACAGACGGAGTGCAAATAAGCGTTGGAACGATGAAAAATGCAAGTGCATACAAACGCATACAAATGATGCAAACGCATACACTGGTATGCAAAATATGCAAATGGATGCAAACGATGCCTTATCTGTATCTGATTCTGTATCTGAATCTGATAAAAAAGAAAAATGTGAAAAGAAAAATACCAACGAAGTCAAACGCTTCAAGGCACCAACTATCGAGCAAGCCAAAGCCTACTTTGCCGAAAAAGGCTATACGGAGCTGGAAGCAGAGCGGTTTGTTGACCACTTCACGGCAAATGGCTGGAAGGTCGGAAAATCGCCCATGAAGGACTGGAAAGCTGCTGCACGGAACTGGATGCGAAACGTGAAGGACTGGAACGGTGGCTATCAGCAGACGATGGCTGAATTGCCTGACGAGGGAGACTTTCTGCGGTGAATATTAAAAATCAGACCCAATACGTCCTGCTGGGAGCAGTCCTCACGTTCTCGGAATACGCCGATGTGCTGCAAGACCTTAAAATCGACGATTTTTGCCCAGAACTGCGTGATACATTCGCTGCCATTCGTGGTTATTGGGAACACAACGACAAATGGAACCCAGTAGAAGTCATGGGGCGGTACGATAACTGCAAGAAAGCAATGGGTGAATGTCTGGATGCCTTCGGCGCAGAGTTCATCCGAAACGTCACCCATGATATGATGCTTGGATGGGCTGGAATCGTCAAGGAACAGGCAGCGTTGTCCAGAGCCAGAGAGATTGCGTTCAAAATCGTTGATGGCTCGACCAAATACGCAGACCTGACAGGCATCTATGAGCAGCTAGGTGAAGCTATCAACCTGCACAGCGAGAGAAGCGATTTCATCCCGATGTGTGACGGCATAGACAATTACATCCGCAAGCTGGATGATAAGCCGGAGTATATCAGCACAGGGCTTAAAGTGCTGGACAACAACTTGCATCTTGTGCCGGGCAACTTCGTTGTGATCGGTGGCAGACCGTCTGCCGGTAAGACCGCTCTGTCTCTGCAACTTGCCTGTGAAATAGCCAAGAACGGACGCAAGGTGGCGTATTTCAGCTTAGAGACAGACCCTGATACCCTCTACGCTCGTATTATCGCAAACCAGCTAGGCGTACCACTTCACACGGTCAAAAACAAGACCGTCAGCATTGACGAGCTTGACCGACTGGCAGCCATCAAGAAATATCCGCTGTACGTCCGCTCCGCTGCCGGTAAGGGCGTTGGATGGATTAGAACGCAGTCCATCAGGATGCAGGCAAAAGTGGTATTCATCGACTATTTGCAGCTTATCCATCAAGCCGGAGCGAAAGACCGATACAGTGCCGTAACGGAAATCAGCATGGCGCTGCATGAGTTCGCACAGTCCACAGGAACGCTGGTGGTAGCTCTTGCGCAGCTCAATCGAGAGACAGCAAGAACAGGCATTCCACCGACTGCCGCAGACTTGCGAGAGAGCGGACAGATTGAACAGGACGCAGATGCAATCATTCTGCTGGCACAGAACGTGACCACAAAAAAGCGACCGGAGCAGCATTATCATTTTGCGCTTGAAAAGAACAAAGAGGGCAACGTAGGGTCACTGGACATCACGTTTCAGATGGAAACTCAGCAGTTCAAAGAATGCGTGTGGATGTGAGGTGATAACTTGTGGCAGAAAATATAGGATATTTACAATCTGACAGTTCAAAAACCGGAGATGAACAGTATACTCCAAGCTATGCCGTAAGACCTCTTTTGGAATTTATTCCGAACGACAAAATTATTTGGTGCCCGTTTGACAAAGAATGGTCTGCGTTTGTCAGTGTTTTGGAAAACAATGGGAATAAAGTGATTTATAGCCATATTGACTATGGGCAGAACTTTTTTGATTACGAACCTCAAAAATGGGACATTCTTGTTTCAAATCCGCCGTTTAGCAAAAAAGACGCTGTTCTTCGTAGAGCATACGAGTTAAATAAACCATTTGCATTACTTCTTCCGGCAAATAGCATTCAAGGGAAAACAAGATTTGAGATTTTCAAAAATGACGTTCAAATGCTTTGTTTCGACCAGAGAATAGATTTTATGAATCCAAAACACATGGATAGCCCAGTAAAAGGAACTCCTTTTGGGAGTGCATACTTTTGCCGTGGTTTGCTTCCAACTAGGCTTGAATTGCGCAGATTGGACAAAAAAGCGTATAACATCGTTTCTGCGCTCCAATCGACACAGTAGAATAGGTAAGAAAAACAAATAACAGGTTCGGGGCGATAAAGTTATCGTCTGAACCCCATAAATATTTTTCACTACACAAAATACAGGAGGAAAAGACTATGGTTCCAAACATGGCCGCTGTTCATATAATCGTTGCCAATGCACACAGACGGCACGAGAAAGAACGCAAGGAGCGAGAAAAACGTGAAAAACTTGAAAGGGAAGAACGGCTGATTTGTCGAAAAACGATTCCATGCTGGGCTTGCTACGATGAATTTCCCGAATCATGTCCCAAGAAGAAAATCAATCAGAAATAACGCAAAGGAGAAAACAACTATGGCACTTACCAACATCGAGCGTGAAACTATCATCACCTTCAACGCAGCGGAGGATACCGCAGAGGTCTACACAGCAGACCCGGTTTACATTCGCAAGCTGGACAAGCTCTGTGAGCAGTTCCCCGATACATACAAGTTTATGGCGGAGCTGTCTGCCAAGCGGTGCAAGGAATCCAAGACCTATTCGATGCCGAAACGTCTTGTGAAGTTCCGGTCGCCTGTCACTCGTGAGATCAGCGAAGAGCAGCGTGAAGCACTGGCAAAGCGTTTGCGTAAGGCAAGAGAAGCCAAGAATATCTAATCTTAGCTCGTGCGGCTACAAAACTACTGTATCAGAAAGCATGGAATGGTGTCAGGTGGTAAAACTACCCTCTGTGACTATTCCGTGCTTTTTTCTCTTGTTATTTATCAGGAGAAAACGGCAAGGTCTGGATTTTAGAAAGAATTGTCTAATCACAGGGAAGATTGAGACGAAAGCGAAGAATGACTGCGACTATCGGAAAAATGCGTTTGAATGCAAATGAATGCACTTGTATGCGTTCGCATCCAATCTTCCCCCCTTTCTTCCCCCTCTTTCCCCTACAACCCCTATTACCCCCTATAATCCCCCTAACTCCCCCCTCAAACAAATAAATTGTTTGAGACCCCCACGTCAAAATGGCGCGACAACCAGAAATGACAACCGGATGCTTTGCAAAGGTTCTTTCCCCCTACAACCCTCTATCTCCAAAAGCTATACCGTTAGCCAGCAGATCAGACCGTGACCAATATCTACCGTCAGGCTCTTTTGGCTGAATAAAGGCAGACCGTCCATCTGACCTCTACGTTACGTCACCCTCTATCGTCCGGCGCACCGCGCCGACCGGGTGACCTCCAACGGCAACGGCATCTAGCCTGTAAAGGGCAGCAGCATCTGACCTGCCACCATCTACGACTATTTCACATGGAGAATTGGCTCCATTTTGCGGACAGTTGAATATGTACAAATGTTGCATTGACTATTCCTAGCATAATGCTATGGATTGGACGTAATACCATAGTTCATTGCTAGGAATTAAATCGAGTACGAACAGACCGAATTTGATGATACGACTATTTTAGCAGAATAATCCCTAGATAGTTACTAGGATATATAAACTTATATTATAATAAGTACGATTGGTATACGAATTTGGTATGGCTAGTGAGTGAATAAATGAGTGAATATATGCAATGGATTATGAATTTTATGTGGTCTGATGACTTAGCGACTATCGCACCTCTCTTTCTCTAAAAGACGAACGACTATTTTACACAAAAAATACACGACTATTTGACGATAGCTCGCAAGAAAACGCTACGAATATTACTCTGCGACTATCAGCGGGCAACTCGTTACTATACTATATATGGGACTTTCAAACGGCGGTTGTCTGACGATTTTACGACTATTCCACGACTATTCCAGCCGGAACGCTGCGACTATTGCTGACCTCTATTGGCTATCGGGCGAAAGCCCGAAAAGGGATGCGGCGGTAGCCGTCAATGGTTCCGCGCCGCCCGCCGCGCCCCTGCTACTTGACTGCCCCGCCGGGTGGAGGGCGCCAGGCTGACCCAGTGCCAAATCGCAAGCCGCCGGGCTGACCTTGTACAGGTGGAGACGCTGCACCCCTCAGAAGGTGCACCGGGTCTGTACTGCTGACAGTGTGTCAGCGCTTGCCAGCAATCCGCAGACGGTAGGAGCAGACCGCCGCCAGGCTGGCATGGTCTGCGCTATGTTGCACCGCCGGGCATGGATCCACGACACGGGCGCACAGCTGCACCCTTATATACCTTATTATAATAGGGGGCGACCCTGCCCTGTACAGTGTCCGGTGTTGCGGCGGTATCTGGTATCGGTGCAGGTGCTGCGCTTGAGGGTATGCCCTCCAGCGTGGCGCAGTTGGCGTATAGGCGGCTTGTTTGGCGGCTGTATTGTGTGCGCTGGAATGGGTCAAATTAACGGAAATGCCGCTGTAAAGCTCTATAAACGGTTTTGGTGTTTTGGACGTATAATTTGCATGGACGGCAGAAAGGCCGCTGTAAGGGCTTGTGTGTGTGTTTTATACGCCGCCAGACAAAAAGAAAAGCCCTGCACCCCTCAGCAGGTGCAAGGCAAAAGAAAAACCCCGCCGGTTTGGGGCGAGGTAGTAATTATTTATTTTTTTCTTCAAGATTTGCAAGGGCGGCGCAAAGCTCTTGCGTTTCCTCTTCTGTCAAGTCGTATTCTGTGCGGAGCTGGTCAGCGTCTGCGCTTCTCCATCCTCCATCATACAGAGCGGCTGCACTGCTAGAAACGTCTTTCAACATGATTTTTTCCTCTTTCCAGGGCTTTTGCCCTTTTTTTGTAGTATATCATATTGCAAGCCCTATTAACAGGACTTGCAAAAAGTTTTTTGCCCTTTTGGGCTGGGGAAAGGCGGGACTTGATCTAATATCGTGTCAGCGCTGATTGCACCAAACATTATAATCTGCTGCCGCCATGATGGTATAACCGCCGCAAACCTTGACAACAACCTCCGCGCCGGTTGCGGCCTTGTGTGCATAGTATCGGGTGGTATACAGTCCGGTCATTGCATTATATCCCTTGTTGGTCATAATATAGCCCTCCTCACTTTGACGCCTTAAACAAGGCGCTGAAAAACCAGAAAACAAACAGAACACAAGATAATATCACTTGTCACGCCCCCTTATACCACGCTAAACCGCTTGTACGTGGTGCGCTTGCTGCACTCGGCATAAATATCCGGGTGCGCGGCCTGCAAAAGCTTGCTATCAAGGCGGACGCTCTGCACGTCCTTATAGATAGCCTTTGCCGCGCCTTGCGCCATTTCCGGAGCGCCTTGCATCATGCAGATAATATCTGCCTTGATTGCTTCGTTCATCGCTTCCAGCTCTTCCAACAGTCGCTTGTTTTCGCGGTACTCGTTTACCTTTTCTTCGAACAACGTCATTTTTTAGCCCTCCTTAGCTATTGAGAAATGCGATCATAACTAACGCCCCGCTGACCATGCCGCCCACATACCAGAGGGCAGCCCACTGGGTTGCATCAAGCATTATACTCTACCTCCTCTTTGTAGTAGCTCTCAAGGTTGACCGCCACAGTATAGCGGCATTGGACGTTAAATAAGCGGCTCCACTGGCCGTCGCTGCCAAACTCTTTATTGTACAGCTTTGCTCCCTTAGTAGCTACGTTATACCAGAGGTCAACGGCTTTATCTGCGTCATAGGTTCCACGCTGGTACTTTTTGCGCAGGTTGTTAATACTGGGCGTTATCATTTGGCGGTACAAGCCGCCGTTGTTGGTGGTGTACAATTCAAGCTCTCTGCTCTCATCTGTTTCGTGGTAGGTCATGCTAGAGGTTCTTTTCATGGTTTTGTCCTCCTGTTTTGTGGTGGTGTGGTGGTGTACATCCTCTGTACATTTACTATTATACATGATTAAACGTACAAGTCAATAGTATATTCAAGATTAAACGTACAAGCATATAAAAACGTTGCATATGCAACATACAAGCACTGCACACCCCAGCACTTGCCTCCGTTTCGATCGTCCCCGCACGGCCTGCCCTGCTGCCTGTGCTGTGCAGTCTGTCCGGGTGCGCTGGGGCTGTGGTCTCCACCGGCGGGGTATATAGCCGCCGCCCAGCCCCGCCCGGTCAGTCCCGTCACCACCGAAAAAATAAAAAAGGCTCAAAAAATCACCCCACCCCCATTGTCAATCTCAAAAATTCCGCCGCAAAAACAAAAAGACCCCTACAAAGGGTCTGCGTTCTGTGCTATACTTGCCTTACAAGCCTTGAAAGGGAGGAATCTACAATGGCTAAAAATAAAATGACAACATGTAAGCACTGTGGCGCAGAGATTGCCGCAAGTGCAAAGGTCTGCCCTCAGTGTGGCGGTAAGAATAAACCGCCCATCTACAAACGCTGGTGGTTCATCGCTATTATCGTACTGATTGTTCTGTCTGCCATTGGCGGCTCTGGTAGTAGCTCTGACGGCTCTGCAAGCAGCAGTAAATCAACATCTAAGGCAAGCACATCCACTGCTTCTTCCGTTGCATCTGTTGTACCTGAAATTAGTGAGGATGATTACAAGGCAGAGTGCCAGACTGTGGACTATAAGGAATTGTGCCGCTATCCTGAAAAGTATGAAGGGACTAAGATTGTAGTCAAGGTAAAGGTCTCGCAGATTATTGACGCAAACTTCTCCGGCAGCGAGAAAGCATGGAGAACTTACACGGACAATAGCGGATATGGCTTCTATGCTGATGACGAGTATTATATGCTGGATAAGCGTGGCGGCGATGCTGTAAAGATTCTGGACGATGATATTATCACCGTCTATGGTGAGTTCACCGGGCTTGAAAAAATCACCAGAGCATTGACTAGCACTACTGATGAGCTGCCACGAGTTGAAGTCAAGTACGCAGACCTTGTAGAGGAATAATCGCATAACATAAAAAACCAGTGGCTAGATGTTCTCTAACCACTGGCTTTTCTTATAGGCTGTTTACTTTACAATTTCAGAGTGATAGGGATGATACTCAACATTAGGCAGGGGAATCCAATACTTTACATCGTGCATGATGCACTTGTTGTCCCGGAGCAGAACAGGCTCGATCTCGCCGTTCTCGTCCGGTTCAAAGGAAAGCTGACCGCTATCGACAACCTTTCCGTCACAAGCGATAACAGGCTCGTGGACGCACTCGCCGTAGTCAACGGTGCGCCAGAGTTTCAGCATGGTCTCGAAAGCGTAGTTGAGGTATTCCTTCATATCCTGAATCTTATCTGCGGTAAGCATAGTTGTTCTCCTTTCACATGGGCATCTGGGTCTGACCGTTCGTGACCTGAACCAACATAACGGAGTTTGCACACGGTCTCCACTTCTTGATGTACTCGACAGCTTCATCAAACCGCTTCTTCGGCACGTTGTTTCGACTGTTCACGTTGAACCAGTCCTGAATGTCCCGGTTGCATTCCATAAACAGCTTCTGAGAGACGCTACGGCTCTTGTAGGCCGGGCTGTCCATGCCGCCAAGAGCGTTGATGACCACCGTGTTCACGACACGCTTCAACACACGCTGCTGGTTGTAGTCGATGGTCATAGTATTCTCAAGAGCGGAAATACGTTGCTCCTGTTTCATGGTGCGCTGGTCAATCACAAGGATTGCTTGCAGTTCCTTAGAAAGCCCTGCGAACTGGTTGGCTGACACATTCTTCTCAAGGTCAATCAGCTTTTGACGAATCTCCATGCCCTGCGGTGTCCGCTGAATCATCGCAATGTGCTTTGCCATGTCAAGGCTAAGAACATGGTCTGCGCTAGGACGGCCACCAAGAGGGTTTTGCTCATTTTTGAGCAAAACTGAAAAGTCCGTTCCTTCGACAAAACCAATGTCAATCATGCGCTTAATCCAGTCTTTGTATGCGGTCTTGATTTTGAGCCGCTCGTGCAGTTCTCGACCCAGCACAACCTTTTCGCCAGTGTCGGTATCATACACAGGGATAACATCTTCGGAGAAGATACGGATGTTTTCAAGGCTATTATTCATAAAATTTTATCCTTATGTCTTGCGAGAGCAAGCCATCTTTGGTATAATAACCAAAAGAGGGTCTATACTCTCTGAGTGTTTCATAAGACGTTCGCTGTGGTCGGCAAACTTTAGCGAGCGTCTTATTCTTTTTCATCGGTCTCCGGGATGGGATGCACCTCAAAGAACGTGTCACGGATGGCTGCGGCTTGTGCAACCTTGTGTTCGGTGCAATAGGCTTTCAGCCATTGGAACTGCCGTTCGGTCAGCGCAACAGTGAACGTATGATTGTGGCGTTCAAGATAAGGACTGTACATAAACTCACCTCCCTTCATGTAGGTGCAACCAGTATATGCAATATGTTGTGGTTTGTCAATTACGCAAACGCTTAATGTAGTACTGGTATCTGTACAAAATCCAAAAGTTTATAGACTTGCACAAAATTTAACTGTTGTTTTTGGCTGCTCCGGCTTCGTACCCTGCCCGGTAGTTCAGTTCGGACAGCTTGCCCAGCGCTTCTGCGTAATCCCTGTCCTCGCTGGTCGGCTCTTTGCCGTGTGCGAGGGTTTTCAGAAATTCTTCGGTTGTCGTGGGAAAGTTCATGTTTTTTGCTCCTTTCTATTGCAGAAGCGGTCTGCTTCTGCTATAATAATTGACAGAAACCGAGACTGCGCCCTTGGTTGCGCAGCTTCTGTTTTGTGGTGGAATAGGTCGTCAGTGCTACTTTGGTCGGTATACTGACGGCCTATTTTTTATGCCACAAAGGATAAATCTACCGTTGTTGGCTGATTCATCGTGTGTTCTGCTGTCTTAGATTATAGACGCTTTGTATATAGTTGTCAACAGCCCAATTTGTATAATTTGCATCAGATATTTCTGATTTTTACTCATTCTAACGTAAATTTACGTTATTTGATAGTACTTTCGTAAACGGATTAGTTTACCCTAGTTATAGTAACTTGAAAATTATTTTTCGATAATTCGTAAGGCTACTATTCAAGTATACAGTTTGTAAAGCAACGAAAAAGTTTACAGCCCTTTGACCACCCTATTGATAGTAAAAAGCTAAAAATACGCAAACTTTCTCTTGACGATTAAACGTACATGGTGTATAATAGGGTCAAGAAAGAGAGCTGGTAAAAATGAAGAATGTGGCTGCGTATGTCAGAGTTTCCACGGATGGGCAATGTGGCGAAGATAAATTCGGAATGGAAGCCCAGAAAGAGCAAATCGAAGAATACTGCCGCAAGAATGATATGAATATCATCAAGTGGTTTACTGATGCTGGCGAATCTGGCGCAAAGGAAAGGCCGGGATTTGACAGTATTGTGTATGGCGATGTTTCTAATCCTCCATATGAAGCGGTTGTTGTTGCAAAAAGTGATCGAGTTGCAAGAGATATCAACGTTTATTATTATTACAAGATGCTTCTGCTCAAAAAAGAGATTTCTCTTATTAGCGTTGCGGAAGATTTTGGGAAAATGGGAGTTTTTTCTACAATGCTTGAAGCTTTTACCCTTTGCTGCGCTCAAATGGAGCGTGAGAACATCACGAAAAGGACTTCTAGCGGCAGAGCCATTAAGGCTGCAAGTGGCGGCTATAGCGGCGGCAAGGCTCCTATGGGGTACGAGGTTAAGGATGGTGAACTTTCGATCAAAGAAGATGAAGCGATAATTGTTCGTCGTGCTTTTGAATTGCGTGATGCTGGCAATACAATTCGTGGCGTAGCGGACAAATTGAATGAAGAAGGTTACTGCGGCAGAAATGGAAAGCCGTTTACATCTAGCACAATTCAATCCATTCTTGGAAACAGAAAGACCTATGAGGGCTATTACCGTTACGGTAAAAGTGATGAATGGGTAAAAGGAAAGCAGGAACCTATTTTGTAAAAATTGCGATTGCAGTTTTTAATAGAAAAGGCGGCAGTCCCACCACAGAACTACCGCCAAAGTGACCACCACTAATCCATCAACAGAAAGAAATGGTAGTATAAGTATTATACCATTTCTTTTGGGAGTCCGCAATAACAAAGGAGAAAATATGGACTTTGAAAAGCAAATGGAAAAGTTGTCAGAAGATGAAAAACATTATTGCGTGTATATCTGGTTTTTCATTGAACACAAAGAACTCACGCCATTTTATGTTGGCATGGGCAGAAAAGGAAGATACAAAGACATTAAAAAGAGGAGCGAGACATTCAAACAGTTTTTGGATAAGTACGAATGCGTCACTCTGAAAATCTCTGATGAATTGCCTAGAGATGTTGCAAGAGCAATGGAAATTTCGACAAAATATAAGCTGAAGGAAAAAGGCTATCCGATTATTGACGCAGAAGAAGATAAAACCGAATATAAGAGAAGATTTCTTGATGGAATTGCAAAGGCAAAGGCCGCTGGGAAATATAAGGGAAGAAAACCAACCTCTTATAATTTTTCTTTGTATAAGGAACTTTACGAAAAGGTTTCGCAAAATCTTTTGACCGTCACCGATGCTGCCAAGCAGCTTGGTGTGACCCGCCAGACATGGTATCGGATTGCTGAACAGAACAGGTGAAAGGAGCAAGAGCCTATGGATAAGTGGAACAACAGAAACTCGTATGACTGGCTTGCGGGGGCAGTCGTTGGATTGCTTACCGGGTTCTTCATTGTGGTTGTGGTTGCGAGGTGCGTTCTGTGATATTTTCAGTTGACGTTTTTCGCAACCTAGAATAAAACCGAATATTTGATTTTTGTGCAGTTGTAGGCACTCTTTACATTTTCAGGTAGGGGGTGCCTATTTTTTATGCAGCCAAAACAGTGCATTGCCATTATCGACAGCATCAAAGCGTATGCAAAGCAGAATTCGACCGAAGCGCAGGTCTATGAGGACTGGTTTCAGGCGGTCGTGAACCTGAGAGACGCTTTGCCGCAAGACAAGCGGTTCGATGCCTACAAATACTCTGGTGAGCTGCGCTCTGTCTGCGCAGCCATGATGGGAAAGATGAAAACAGGCGAGGACGTGGCGAAGGTTTATGACATTATCAGTCGGACGTACCTGTTTGAAGCAAAGGATGTGTTCGACAGCTATTGCATCTACCTTGAATGGAATCGTGCGCCGGAGAAGAAGTTCTATCAGCCGAGAAGAAAGGTGTTAAGAACCGTTGCGAACGCCCTGCAAGACCTTGCGGATGACAGATTGGACTTGCTGGCAATCTCGATGCCCCCCGGCTGTGGTAAGACGGCTCTAGCTATTTTCTATCTGACATGGCTTGCCGGAAGAACCCCTGACGAACCGATGCTTACAGGTTCTCACTCGAACAGCTTTGTTCGTGGTGTTTATGACGAGTGCTTGCGCATATTCGACAAAGACGGAGAATACCTGTGGAATGATGTTTTCCCGGACGTTACTGTGTCGAACACAAATGCGAAGGACTGCCGTATTGACTTAGGCAAGAGAAAGCGTTTTGAAACTCTGGAATTTACGTCTATCGGCACTGGCAACGCTGGTCTGTACCGTGCATCTACGCTTCTTTACTGTGATGACCTTGTGTCTGGCATTGAGGTTGCTCTCTCCAAGCCCCGCCTTGATAAGCTGTGGGAAACGTACACTACCGACCTTAGACAGCGTAAAATCGGCAACAAATGCAAGGAACTGCATATTGCTACACGCTGGTCTGTCCATGATGTTATTGGACGATTAGAGCAAAACTACGGCGATTCCGACAGGAACAGATTCATTGTCATGCCCGCAATGAACGAGAAAGACGAATCCAACTTCGATTATGATTATGGTGTTGGATACAGTACGGAAACGCTTCGTAAGCAGCGTGAAGTCATGGATGAAATGAGTTGGAAAGCGCTGTACATGAACCAGCCTGTTGAGCGTGAAGGTCTGCTATTCCCTGCGGATGAACTTCGGTATTTCAACGGTGTTCTACCTGATGGAGAGCCTGATCGCAAGCTCATGGTCATGGATATTGCATGGGGCGGCGGGGACTTCACCGCTTGCCCTATCGCCTATGTGTATGGTGATGCCGTGTTTATCCCTGACCTTGTGTTCAATAACGGCGATAAGACCGTGACCAGACCGGAAGTCGTGGGCAAAATCATCCAGCACAAAATCAATGTGGTGCGTGGCGAAGCCAACAACGGTGGCGATGAATACTGTGACGTTGTTGACAGCCAGCTCCGGCAGCAGGGTTATCACTGCTCTGTTCGCAGCCAACGTGCGCCCAGCGGTCAAAGCAAGCTGTCCAGAATTATTCAGTATGCGCCGGACATCAAACGATTCTACTTCCTTGACGAGAAACACCAGTCGAAAGAGTACAAGGCGTTCATGGAGCAGGTGACGATGTTCACGCAGCTTGGCAAAGTTCCGCACGATGATGCACCGGACAGTCTGGCGCAGCTTGCCGATGAATTGTATAACGGAATCAGTAAAATCGAGCCTGTCAAGAGGCCTTTTTGATTAAAAACACAATATATTGTGTTCGCTGGGTCTATTTATTTGATTTCATCACTTGACAAGGCTTATAATGTACGCAGGAAGTTTTGCAGCTTCCCTTAAAGGAATAGCTTGCACGCGAGGTTTTGTCATTTTACTCGCGTGCGTGTCAACAAGCATATTCCTCCTTTCACCGGTGGAGGTTTTCTCACTCTTTCGCCTTCACCGGGCTTTATATGTTGCGTTTCCAATTGTTTGGGGAATGCCAGTCTGTCTCCCCCACTGCTGGCAAGCAACGGTTCGATTCCGTTACGCAGCACAACGATTCACTTCTGTTTTCATGGAAATTTTCCTTTTACAACCTCCAATCGTTATTCCCGGCTCTCGATGAAATGGGTTTTGTGACATTTTACCATTTCAAAGAGCAACGATGAATCAAGCCGGGTACATGACACAGAGTGGAGCAGTTTTGTAGCTCGTCGGGTTCATAGCCCGAAGGTCGGTGGTTCAAATCCATCTTCTGTGTCCATCAGCGATTTGCTCCAGTCGGGGCAATCGTGGCTTTTGACACCCGACAAGTCAGAGCCTAGCATGACTGGTAGTGCGAACAGTTTCCCAGTAGCTTCTGACAGGTCTGTGCTAAACAGCCTGTTTCCAGAAATTCAACGAAAGGAGTGCTCATGCTAGTTAGAATCTGTTGCCCTTGTATCCGGCAGAACCCCATCTATAAGAACGTCCGTTGCAACCGCTATCTTGGCGAAGTGGACGGACGATACCATTTCAAGTGCGACAGATGCAAGGGCGTTATCGAAGGGGACACAAAGGAAGGATGGGTCAAAATCATCCATCCACCTGAAAAGTAAATAGCTTTTGAAGCGCAGTTTTGGCGCAGTGAGATAGACCTTAACAGGTTTGTCTTGCTGCGCTTTTTATTTTGCCGGAAAGGAGGAACACATGGCTGAGTATCAGATGGTTGTTGACGGATTCTTGAATAAGCCGCTGACCGGACGTAGACCGATTGAAACGCCGGAGACGGAAATCAATCGGGAGAACGTGCTGAAAGTGGTCATGGGCAAGGCGGAGCCTATTCATCTGCTAAATAAGAACGAGATTCGCTTTCTGCACAACTACTACTTGGGTAGCCAGCCTGTTCTCCACCGTACGAAGGAATACCACGCTGAAATCACCAACCGCATTGTAGAGAACCACGCCAATGAATGCGTGGGCTTTTACACAGGTTACATGAGCGGCACGCCTTGCTCTTATGTGCGGTCTGAAACGGCAACAGGTGACGGTGAGGAAATCGCCCGGCTGTCTAACGCCTTGCAGTATGAGGGCAAGGACGCGCTTGATCGGCGGCTCTGGCAGTGGATGTTGGAGTGTGGACAGGGATACCGCATCGTTCTTCCTGACAAGGGGTATGGCGGCAACTACCCGGACGAAACACCCCTGCTGGTGGACGTTCCAGACCCTGACATGGCGTATGTGATTTACAACTCCGGCATCGGTCACAAGCCGATTGCCAACGTGCTGCATATCCCGCGCAATTATCAGAATGACCTGAACGACCTGATTTGCGTGTACACGCCAAACCAGTACTTTGAAATCGACAACGGCAAGATCACAAAATCTGAAAGCCATTCTCTGGGGATGCTTCCGATGGTCGAATACAAACTCAACCCGGAGCGCATGGGTCTGTTTGAACCGGCTATCCCTGTGCTGGATGCCATCAACGACCTTGAAAGCAACCGTCTGGACGGCGTGGCACAGTTCATTCAGTCCATCATGGTGTTTACCAACTGCCTTGTGGACGAAGAAGCCTTAAAAGCTGTTAAGGCTATGGGCGCAATGTGCCTGAAGTCATCTTCCGGTCAGCCAGCTTCGGTCGCACAGCTTGCAAACGAGCTTGACCAGCAGCAGAGCCAGACCTTGCTTGATTCCATGTTGAACGTGTACCGCAGCCTGACTGCTATGCCTAGTGCCACTGGCAGTGAAAACGCAACGTCTGACAACGTGGGCGCAGTTATCGTTCGTAACGGTTGGAATCACACCGAAGCAAGGGCGCAGCAGTATGAGAATATGTTCAAGTTCTCGGAACGCCAAAGCTTGTCTGTAATGCTGAAAATCCTGCGTGATACGGCTGGCTCTAAGCTGATGGCAAGTGACATCAACATCAAACTGCCCCGCCGTCAGTACGATAACCAGCAGAGCAAGGTTCAGATTTTCGCACAGATGCTTAGCCAGAGCATTGACCCGCAGTTGGCGTTCACAACGCCCGGTCTGTTCCCTGACCCGCAGGCTGCTTACGAAATGAGCAAACCGTTCTTGATTGCCGCTGGCAAGCTGGGCGAGGATGGGAAAGCACCGAAGCCGAGACAAGCAGTCTACCGATAGCAATAAAGAAACAGAGGGCGAATAACCCTTTGCATATTCCGGCAGGGAAGCCGGGATACAAATTTCGCAGCGTTGCAGGGAAGCAACGGTAAAAAAACGCAGGAGGAAATTAACAATATGAACTACAAAGCGTTACTTGGTGATGCCTACAAAGAGGGCATGACCGCCGATGAAATCATTTTTGCGCTTGAAAAGGTTGCAGACCCTAGCGCAGAGGTCGAGAAGCTGCGCAACGCCGTAACGAAAGCCAACGGTGAAGCAGCCGAGTACAAGAAGCAGCTCAAGGCAAAGCGCACCGATGACGAGAACGCCGCACAGGAACAGGCTGACAAGCTGGCAGAAATGCAGAAACAGATTGAAGCCCTGACTGCTGACAAGGAAAACCTCGTCAAGGAAAAAACCCTTGCATCTTACCGTGAAAAGTTCGTTGCACAGGGTTATGACGCTGAACTGGCTGGCAAGGCTGCATCTGCGCTGGCTGACGGCGACATGGACAAGGTGTTTAAGTTCCAATCGGAATTTATGACCGCCCATGACACCGCATACAAGGCTTCTTTGCTGAAGGATATGCCCACGCCTCCGGGTGCGGATGGCAAGGGCGGCTCTGACAGCGAAGGCGTGGCGTTTGCTAAGAGCCTTGCACAGCAGAACGTAAATACTTCTAAGGCATCGAGTGACGCAATGAGTGCTTTCCATTAACAAGGAGGAAAACATGAAGTTTACCCGAAACACGGTCAACGGAATCAACGATACCATCCTTGCTTCCAATGACTACACCGCCATTCCCTTTACCGTGACCGAAACTGCTGCGGTTAAGGCTGGCTATCCCATGACGTTGGCTGGCAAGAAAGCTGTTGCTGCTGGCGAGACTGGTTCTAAGACGATCAACGCTGACGGCATCCTACTGTATGACGTTGACCCGGAAGAGAACCCCAACGCCGCCCTGCTGATTCGTGGTGTTATCGACACCAAGAAGGCATCGGCAAGTTCCAGCTTCACCTTTGACGCTGACGCAATCAAGGCACTCAAGACTGCCGTTCCTGGCATCTTCTGCCGTGACAACATCAGCGTGAACGCTTAATAGGAGGTAAAACAACATGGCACTGAATCTTAAGGAAGTCTTTGCCCCGGCTGCGATTGCCGCCTATTGGACGAACGACCCCACCAATGCGATGCCCTTTGCATCTGACGCACTGTTCCCCGCAAAGAAGAAGGCTGGTCTCGACCTGAAGTGGCTGCGTGGTCACAAGGGCGTTGGTGTTTCTCTAATGCCCAGCGCATTTGACGCAAAGGCTACGTTCCGCACCCGTGAGGGTTTCAAGTTCGATGAGACCGAGATGCCGTTCTTCCGTGAGGGCTACCATCTGGGTGAGAAAGACCGTCAGGAAATCCTTCGTGTCCTGGACAGCAACGACCCCTATGCCCGTGACGTGATGAATCGCCTGTACGATGACACCGCACAGCTTATCACTGGCGCACGTATCGTTCCTGAGCGCATGATCTGGCAGCTGCTGGCTCCCACCAATGGCGTTCCCGGCATTACCATCAAGGCAAACGGCGTGAACTACACCTACAACTACGACCCGGACGGCACTTGGAAGTCCACCAACTACAAGGAAGTCTCCGTCGCAAAGTCTAAGTGGAACGTCACCACCGCAACTCCCATTGCAGACCTGAACGCCGCAAAGGACGCTATTCTGGCAAGCGTGGGCGAAGTCGTGACTGAGGTGTACATGAACACCTCTACCTTCCGCAACATGATTGCTGCGGATGAGGTGAAGAACCGGTTCATGACCGTCACCGCAAAGGCAAACGCCGTTCTGCTGGACGCTGAAGCACGGCAGATTATCGAATCTGCAACCGGTCTGAAGATTCATCTGTACGACAAGATGTTCAAGGCAGACCAGTACAGTGCAAGCGAGAAGTATCTGCCTGACGGCATGGTGGTTATCACCCCTGCTGGCGCGCTGGGCAATGTCTGGTACGGCACTACTCCTGAGGAAGCCGACCTGCTGTCTGGCCAGTCTGGTGCATCCGTGTCCATCGTGAACACCGGCGTTGCCATCACCACCGAGCTGACCGTTCATCCGGTCAACGCCAACGTCTATGCTTCTGAAATCGTCCTGCCGTCCTTTGAGCGCATGGACGCTGTGTACTGCATCAAGGCTTACTAAAGCGAAAGGAGGAAAGCAGCATGGGAGATCAGTATTCCGAAGCGGCAGCCAAGCTGGGGCAGTACATCGCCCCTGCACTTGACCGTGAAATCACGGACGAGGACTACCCACTCTTCGACCTGCTGCTTGATTTTGCCAAGGACAAGATATTTGCACAGGGCTACCCCTTCGGTAACAGACCGGACGAGTTGCCCTTGCAGTATCAGTCGTTGCAGATACGCATTGCAGCGGAACTGTACAACCACATCGGCGCAAATGGACAGACGAGCTATACCAACAATGGTATCACTCGTGTGTGGGAATCGTCCGATGTAGCACAGTCCCTGCTGAATGAAGTGGTTCCGAGAGTAGGTGTTATCAGCTGATGTTTAATGGAAGCCCGCTGGATAAACGCCCGCTGTGGTATTCAAACCCAGTCGGCGAAAAAACGCCTGTTGTGGACGAGTGGGGAAACGAGACTGGCGAATCTGCATACGAATCGTGGAGTGAACCCGCAAAGCTGATGCTGAATGTCAGTCCTCCTACTGGTTCTGCGGAAGCAAACCCTTTTGGAGCGTTCACGGATTACAGCTACGTTGTCAGTTCGTCCAGCAAGAAACGCAACACCCCACTTTATGAGGGCACACACGTCTGGTTTCAGACAGACGTTTCTAAGCCCTTCAATTACACTGTGGTCAAGGTCGCAGAGCATATCACGGACACGTTATATGCGCTGAAAGAGGTGGCTGCAAGTGAAAATTAAAGTGAGGTTGAGCGATGCCGGACTTCGTGATGCGGAACGTCAGATACAGGAGTACAAGACCACCCTGAACAAAAAAGCGCAGGAGTTTGCGCGGGCGTTGGCTCAAAAAGGCATTGACGTTGCAACGATTAGGTTTGCTAACGCGCAGTACGCCGGTGACAACGATGTGACGGTTGAGCGCGACCCTGTGCAGACATCTAATGGCTTTGCAATTGTAGCTCACGGAAAAGCGGTTGCGTTCATTGAGTTTGGTACTGGCGTATCTCATTCCGCTTATGGCGGCGAACTTCCTGATGGCGTTGGAGAACACGGAACATACGGCAAAGGGAACGGACAGCACAAGCGTTGGTACTACTACGGCGAATCTGGCAACGCTGGCACGCCTGTTAAGCAGGTCGATGGCAAAGGTCAGTTGAACTACACTAGCGGTAACGAACCAGCTATGGCTATGTGGGGAGCTGTTGAAGAAATGGCTTCTCAGGTGGAAGCAACGTGGAGGGAGGTCTGGAATAGTTGATTGATTATTTCAACTCTATCTACACGGCTGTTGCTAAGGAACTGCGAAAGCAAGTTCCCGGTATCTTCGTTACTAACGAAATTAGTGACAGCCCTGTTAAGAGGTTTCCGTGTGTGCAGATAGAGGAAAACAGCAACCTCCCGGTTCATCGGGATTCTGCAAACCGAAGCAAGTATGCCGCCGTTTCCCTGCGTGTGCGTGTCTACTCTAACAAGAACCCCGGGCGCAGTGCAGAAGCACGCTTTATTGTTGGAATCGTGGATTCTGTTCTCGAACCCAAAAAGTTCTATCGCAAATCGTTTGCCCCGTTGAATGGGCTGTACAACAATTCCGTCTATCGGATTGATTGCAGCTATGGGGCAACAATCGGAGAGGACGGAATGATTTACCGAAACTAAGGAGGTAAACATTCTATGAGTACTGCTATCTCCGGTCTGAATACCACCCTGTATTGTGGTGCTACCGAGTCTGCATTGACGAAGTTGTGTGACATCAAGGATGTCCCGGATATGATTTCCGATCCGAACCTTCTGGATGCCACCACCCTGTCTGATCCGATGCAGAAGCAGATTTTTGGTATTAACCAGTCCGATATTAAGGCGTTTACCGCAAACTACAACAAGGAAGATTACGAATCGGTTCAGAAAGCTGGCTACGATGAATCTGCCGAAGAGAACCCCGACAAGTACTATGCAATTAAGATGCAGGACGGCTCCGGCTTCACTTGGCAGGGTATGCATCAGGTTGGTCTGTCCGGCTTTGGCGTGGATGAGGTTGTGGAAATGACCATCAACTGCATTTTCCACACCAAGCCGAAGTTCGTTAAGGCGCTGACCATCAACGGCGGCTAAACCGCAAAAATCGAATCAATCAAACCGGGCAGAACTGAACAACGGATTTGGTTCTGCCCCTATTTATAAAGGAGAGCATTTATTATGGCTTCTAAGGTTATCAACTTTCATTCCCCCGATGGCAAGAACACTTATGAGCTGACTTTCACCCGTGACAGCGTGGAAGCCACCGAGCGTGCAGGTTTTCAGATTGGTCAGTACACCCAGATGACCAACCTGCTGTCCAACTCCCGTGCTCTGTTCTACGGCGCTTTCATTGCACGGAACAAGGGCATCAAGCGCAAGGTCGTAGACGAGATGTTCCAGCACATCGAGGATAAGGAAGACCTGATGGGCGTTCTGCTTGAGATGTTCATGGACGCTTCTAAGTCTCTGCTGGCAACTGATACTGAGGACAAGACCGCAAAAAACGCAACGTGGGAGATTGTGTAACCGCACAATCTCAGGAAACAGACGGAGAGGGAGAGCCATTCTCCTTCTCCAAGCTGTTCCACGATGTAGAAGCCTATTACATCTCCATCGGTATGACCTACGAACAGTTTTGGCACGGCGATGTCTGGCTGGCGAAGGTCTACCGTGATGCAGAGGAGCTGCGGGAACGCAGGGCCAACGCAGAAGCGTGGAGAAATGGCTTTTACATGGCATCTGCGCTTTCCTCTACGGTTGGCAATATGTTCCGAAAGAAAGGGTCTAAACCTATCAAGTACATGGACAGACCGATTCCCCTTACCCAAAAGGAGAAAGACGAGTATGAATACCAACGCGCAGTTGAGGCGCAGGAGCGAATCAAGAGAATGATGTTCTCTATGATGGAGCAAAAGGATGGTGGTAGTGATGGCTGATGTTGATATTACGAGCTTATCCGTAGAAATTTCTGCGGAATCGCAGGGCGCAGAGCTTAATATCGACAAGCTCGCTACCGCCATTTCTAATTTGCGGACAAAGGGCAATGTGACGAAGGTTGTGAACAGCCTTGACAAGCTGGCTAGTTCTATTGCAACGCTGAAACAGGCATCCGCTGGAATGTCCGGGCTGGACAAAATCACAAGCTTTTTGAATGGAATTTCCAATGTCAACACGACTGCAAGCACAAAGAGCATCAACACGGTCGTAAATGCAATCAAGAAGATTCCTACGGCAGTCTCCGGCTTGAACGGCGTGGACTTCTACTCCATGTCTGGAAGCATTACTCAGCTCACCAACGCTTTGGCTCCGCTGTCTATTTTGGACGCATCAAACCTTAAAGCTCTTGGCAGCGCCTTCAATGCGATCGGGAAGGTTCCTGACCTAACCAACAAGCTGAAAGCTACCGACCTCGATTCTTTTGCAAGTTCTTGTCAGAAGATTTCCGCCGCCCTTACTCCCCTCGCATCTCAGCTCGACAAGGTGGGCAATGCCTTTGCAAAGCTGCCGCCACAGTTGAGCAAAGTGGTCACGCAGGCAAATCGTGTGACTGCTGCCAACGAACGACAGAAAAAAAGCTATCTCAGCCTGTCTAACCAGCTGAATGGTTTCATGCTGTCTGCGAAAAAGCTGGTTTCGCTGAAAGCTATTGCTGAGTATCTTGGCAAAGCTGTTGCGAAGTTCAATGACTTTTACGAAGCGACAGACCTGTTTCATAATGCTATGGGCAATTTGAGCGGTGAAGCAGATACGCTCATTAGCAAGATGCAAGGCCTGCTTGGAGTTGACCCGACCAAAGCGATGACCTACATGGCTACTATTCAGAGCCTTGGTACTTCGTTCGGTCTGGCCAGCGACAAAGCATACGTTCTGTCTAAGAACCTGACTCAGCTTGCCTATGACGAAGGCTCCTATTGGAACAAGGACGTTGCAGAGACATTTACCGCAATGTCCTCTGCTATCTCTGGCGAGATTGAACCTATTCGCCGTCTTGGCGTTGATTTGTCTCAGGCGCGGTTACAGCAGGAACTTCTTGCCTTGGGCTTTAACAAGCAGGTTTCTAGCCTGTCTCAGGCAGATAAGGCGGTTCTGCGTTATATCGCCATTATGAAGCAGACTGCCAATGTGCAGGGCAACCTTGCGCAGACCATTCAAAGCCCCGCCAACCAGATCAAGATTCTGAAAGCGCAGCTGGATATGTTGGCAAAGTCTGTCGGTTCTCTGCTCTACCCTGCTCTGAAATCCATTCTTCCCCCGCTGATTGCCGCCGTGCAGCTCATTCGAGAGTTCGTTGAATGGGTGGCAAAGCTGATGGGCGTAAAAGTTGTGTTTACCGATTTTACCAAGAGCGCTGATAGCGTTGGCGGCATTGGCGATGCAATGGATGACACTGCTGATTCCACAAAGAAAGCTGCAAAGACCTTGAAGGACTACACAATGGGTTTTGATGAACTTAACATCATTGACCCCACACAGGGAAGTTCCGGCTCTGGCAGCGGCGCATCTGCTGGCAACATCTTGGGCGATGTAGACCTGTCCGGCTACGATATGTTCAAGAACTATATTGGCACATCTATTGATGAAATGAAGCAGAAAATCAAAAGTATGCTTCCTCTTATAGCGACTGTAGCAACTGCCCTTGCCGCTTGGAAACTCACAAATCTTATTACGGATATTGTGGACGCTATCTCCAAAATGAACGCACTGAAATCCATTGTTTTGGGTCTTGGTGTTTTTACAGTGGGCATCGTCCTTGAGATTACAGGTATTAAAGATGCGATTGAAAATGGCGTAAATGGAAAGAATTTCGCTGAAATTGTTCTTGGTGCTTTGATTGGAACTACAGGCGCGGCCATTCTCGGTAAAGGAATTGCTCAGTTTATCGTGACCGGCTTTGGTAATACTGCTGTTGGAGTGGCCATTAAAGCGGCTGGCGGCTCTACTGCTGGCGCGATTATTGGAGCGGCAGTTGGCGGAGTAGTAACCGGCATACCTATGTTTGTAACGGGCGTTTACGATGCTGTCAAGAATGGCTTAAACACGTTAAACGGAATTTTGATTCCGCTTGGCTCAACAATGGCTGGTGCAGGCATTGGTGCAATTATCGGCTCTCTTGGAGGCCCGATTGGTACAGGCATCGGTGCGCTGATCGGTTTGATTGTTGGCGGCCTGACCGATGCCGGAATTGCGATTTATCAAAACTGGGACAAAATTACAGAATCTCTCGACAAGGCAAGCGAGAGCTTGAAAAACTGGTTTGTTGGCGTCGGCGAATGGTGGAATGAAAAGTGGGAAGGTTTCAAGACCAATTTTCAGACCGCGTGGGAAAGCCTTCCCGGGTTTGTGCAGCATCCCATTCAAGCACTCGACCAAGCCAGCGCAGGGCTGAAACAGTGGTTCGTAGGTGTCGGCGAGTGGTGGAACCAGAAATGGTCTGGATTCAAGACTGACTGGGACAAATCGTGGAACAGCCTTGTTGATACCATAAAAAATCTGCCACAAAAATTTCTTGACTATGGCAAAAACATTGTTCAGGGCTTGATTGATGGTATCAACAAAGGCATTGAGAATGCAAAGAAAACCGTTAGCGGTCTTGCAAAAGCCATCATTGACAAATTTACCACGGAAACTGATATTCATTCTCCTTCTAAGCTTTTTGAGCAGTTTGGTATTTACATCGACCAAGGCCTTGCAAACGGTATCACTGGTTCTCTCGGTTATGTCAACGATGCTATGAATAAACTTGTAGACGCTACCAAGCTCAAGGGCGAAGAGATGGCGAACTATGGCATTGACTGCGGCACGAGCTACGTCAACGGCATCATTTCTGGGCTAGACTCTAAGTGGGCCGAACTCGATAACAACCTCAAAACCAACTTCTTCGGTACGGTGCAAACTTTCATTCAGGCCGCGCAGAGTGGCGACTGGAAAACGGTCGGCACTACTATTGCTACTTCCATCTGGGGCGCTATGGGCGATGAACAGCGTAAACGTGTCAAGTCCGTTGCAAGCGATTTGCTTGGCAGACTGAGCAAAGAATTGAAAAGCCAAGCTTCTTCCCTGCTGAATACAGCCGCTACCATTGGCAAAAATCTGGTGAGCGCACTGACTCAGAATTTCGGCGCTGCCACACAAAATACGGCAAAGATGGTCGAGAACATTACCAGCGTGTTCACTAAATCGAAGACTCCGCTCTCGACCGCAGCGCTTGCAATCAGTAAAGGCTTGTCTGGCGGATTACTGAGCCAGTTCCCGAAGATGCTTGCTGGTGTAGCTGGTTTGATTACTACGATTGGTGGCGCTTTTACCGCCATGCTGGAAGCAATCGGCGGCACGTTGTCCGTGCTTGGTATTCCTACCGGCTTTGCAATGGTTGCCGGTGGCGTGGCGATTGCCGCTGCTATCGCAGGCATTATTGGCAGTATCAGCCGTTCTAACTATAGCGACAGCTCTCAGTATGCTGGCACATCCAGTTATGATTCTACCTATGGGTCTGGTTCGTATAGTGGCACCTATTCTGCCGCAAGTGGAAACTCCGAAGAGATGAGAGATGCTGTGTACAATGGCTGCTATAACGCATTTCTCGATATAATGCAGCGTTATGGCGAAGAATTGCTGAACGGTCAAGAGGTCAAAGTCTACCTTGATGGCAGACAGCTCACCTCTTCTGTCGAAAAGACCCAGAAAGACCGCGGCATCCCTATCATGGGAACTGAGGTCTACTCTTACTGATGAAAGGAAGATGACGCATGGCAAATATCCCTGCTCTGGTCACGGTCAACGGCGTGGAACTGCCTGAGCCGTCTTCATACGAAGGAACTACAAGCACCATTGTGAACTCCGGGCGAAATGTTCAAGGCAAGGCTGTTGGCGCTGTCATCCGGCATGATGTGGCCAAGGTGTCACTTTCTTGGAACTATCTCACCGCACGACAGTGGGCTGACGTACTGAGCCTGTTTACCACGAACTTCTATTGTTCCGTTCGATTCTACAATCAAACGACGGCATCCTATACTACCCGGCAGATGTACGTTTCTGACCGGACGGGTGGGATGTGGCGCAGAAGCCCGACCAGCGGAAATGTCATGGGCTGGACTGGATGCAAATTATCGCTGGTGGAGGTATGATGTATGGTTGAAGTCTCCGATAAGTGGAAAGAAAAGTTCAACGAAACCCTTGTCCCTGAGGCTTTTGTGGAGATTACGTGCGGAATCACCGAGCCTGGCATCAATAAAAAGGCAACCGTTGTCACGTCACCGGCAGCCCCGTTCTCTACCTTTCACGACATTGCTCTTTCGGATAACGCATCCATCTCGAGGTATTCTACAGGGGAACTTAACCTTACCGTACTTGATGGAAGCTGCGGTATCGTTCCTTCTTCCGCTCCGTATGAAGCCACCGGGTTTTTGAGCGCTAATATTTTTGACGATTCAAGTCACCCTGTTATTCGGCTTGAGCTTCCGAGCGAAAACAAATCTTCGATTCCCGGCGTTTCGATTTGCTGGTCTACAGTATTTGGGGAGTACGCTACGGATTTTTCGGTCAGCACATACCTTGGAACTAGTAAGCTAAAAACCGTGACCGTGAATGGAAACAAATCGGTCCGTTCTGATGTTGAGGCTGAACTTTCAGGGTTTGATGCCGTAGAGATTGAAGTTCTAAAGTGGTGTCTCCCTGACCGAAGAGTAAGGGTCGAGCAAGTGAAAATCGGAAGGTATCTGGTGTTTGACAAGACCAAAATCTTGTCCTATAGCCATTCTTCTGCAAGAGACCCTATCTCCGGGCAGCTTTCTCAGGAGTCGATTTCCTTTAGTTTAGACAACAGTGACCGCACATGGGACTCCGTAAACCCTCAAGGGATTTACAAGTACATCTATGAGCGCCAGCCTGTCACCGTTCGTTATGGAATGGATGTTGACGGAAAGACTGAATGGGTGAGCGGAGGAATGTTCTTCCTGTCGGAGTGGAGCGTCCCTGCCAACAGTATTGAGGCGTCCTTTCAGGCGCGAGACGCTTTCCTGTATCTATCCAGCACGAAGTACACCGGAAGAAAATACGGCACGCTCTATGAGATGTGCTACGATGCTTTGGAACTGTTGGAGGCGGATGAAATTACTTTCGATATTTCGGATGAGCTGAAAGATTACTCCACCGACATTACAAGCGATGAGTCTACTTATCACAATTCCGATATTTTGCAGCTTGCGGCAAACGCTGCTGGAATGGCTTTGTACCAGACTCGTGATGGCGTGATAAAAATTAACAGAGTCTACGGAGCCGATACCTCCAATCCCGTGTTGGACATTCCAGTACTGAACAATTATTCTTGGCCGGAAATCACCTTTGCTCAAAATATGCTCAACGTGGTGACCACCGCAGGTGGCGTTACCTACGCTTATCCCGAAAGCCCTTCGGGCAAAGGCGTGAGCCAGACTCTGAGCAATGTTATGCTCACAAAGGACATTCTTGCAAAATCCAGGAATGCCCTTACAGAGTCTTATGGAGTCCTTTCCAACCGCCGCAAGGCTTCTCTCACATATCGGGCAAGCCCTACTATTGATGCTCTTGATATGGTAAAGATTCACCATCAGTTCAATTACGATGCTGTCTTGCTGGCAACCAATGTAAAGTACACTTTCAATGGGTGTTTCAAAGGTACTGTAGAGGGGTACATGATGGCAGATGCTCAGGCTATGTCTCTTGACCATACCAGCGAACAGCTTGGATGGGGCGAGTCCGTTATTTTGTCTGCTACCCTCTCCCCTGCTTCTATTGACTCTCCTAAAATCAACTGGGCAGCTTCTCCCGAAGGAATCGTCTCCCTTCACGTTCTGACGAATGCAGAAGGAAAATCCACCTGCCAAGTCAAGTGGAACTCTCCGGGCAAGGCTGTTGTCACAGCTTCAGCAGGCGGCGTCTCCGCAGAATGTTCCTTCGCTACGGCGTCGTACAATCTGTTTGATGTTGCGGAAGGCAGCACCGTTCTTATGAATGAGGGCGGCAACGTGGCCGAGTTCATCGTTGCAAAACATGACTACGAAAGCGAGCTGAATGGAGTCGGGCGAACTCTTCTGGTTCGAAAACACTACGCGGCTATCATGGCTTGGAGCTCTACATGGTCTACTTACGCCAGCAGCAGCGTAAACAGCTGGCTCAACGGAGAGTACTTCAACTCGTTCAGCTCCGCCCAGAAGCAAGCTATCGACAAGACGACTATCTATTATACTCCCGGTTTTTCTGACTCTTATTGCAATTCTGGCAGTAGCAAAGTGACTACGATGGCAAAAAGCATTTTTCTGCTTTCTCACCACGAGTTTGGATACGACACGGAAGGCTCTGATGCTCCGAATTGGACAACTAGCAGCCCGAGCTATAAGCACAACGAGGGCACTCCCCTGCAAAATGCATCTGGAATCCTGAAAACGATGCTTGCCTCTGACATGGAGGGCTCCAGCAGAGGACGATCTATTTGGACGAGAACTCCTTACCTGTACTCGCTTCAGATGCTTCGTGATATTGCTGGCACAAGTTCAAGCGCCAACAAGTACTGGCGGCCTCTGTTGGTCAGCAAACTTGTAAATGCATACGCCGTGTATGATTCTACGTTACAAGTGAATACCAATGCAGAGACAATTTCCTACGCCACCAATGATGAAACCCCTCGTAAGTACGATAATGTTGTTCACCCTGCATTTACCGTCCCAAAGTCTCTCGCTATTGACGCTGACGGCAAACTGATTTTTTAAGAGGTGAAATATGGCAACGTGGATTACAGACCGAACGCAAGCTGATGTTGACCGGGTCAAAGAGCTGACCGCAAAGGCAAGAACCGGCACATGGACAGAAGAGGAGCAGCAAGAATGGGCTTCTGGAATGAAAGGTGCGCTCAGCTACACCGATTACAACCGCATTGAAAGCGGCATGAAAGAGCTTGCTGGTATCGTTGGCGCACCTTATTCTGCAAGGATTGTACAGCAAAACATTCAAGTTGTTACTGCGAAAAATGAAAGCGGCGACATTCCTGCGTGGGACACTTATCCCGCCAAGTACGAGTTCTTTATGCCGCTGACTGCCAAGAAAGCGGGCCTGCGGCTCCGCTCGCTGGAATTCCGCGTCAAGGGCTATGTGCCGGGTACGATGCGCACCGTCCTGCGCAAGTACGGCTCCACGACCGCCCTAGTGGACAAGTTCACCGACATTGTCCGCGGCTACAACGACGTGGTGTTGGATATGGGCGATTTCGCGCTGGAAAAGGGCGTCGAATACCAGCTCTATTTCGCCGCCTCCAACAACTTCTACCCGCCCTCTGTCGAGCCCTCATGGGTCGTCGCAAACGACTACGTCAACATTACAAATGGAAGCGCTTATTACGGCGACGACAGCAAGCTTATTTTTTCAGGAACAATCGGTTTAACCGTGCCTGTGGAAGCTGGTTGGACAATCAATGATTATCTGACCATTGCGGATGCCACTCGGTGGATTGATAACGTGAAAGCCATTCGTTTCAAATGCAGCGGCAAAAGTTCTACCCCGGGAGTTCCCGAGGCGCTGAGTTATCATTTTGCGGTTATCAACCAGATAGAAAAAGTTTTATCTGACATTGAAGCGATGGCAAAGGACCATTTACTTTATTGTTCAGATACAATATGCGGAGGTGAACCCTATTATGCATTTTGTTGACCGAAAAGCAAAATATCCCGGGCGTTGGACTATGAAAAAATCCGATGGCACATCAGAAATCATCACTTTGATTCGTAATGATGAACCTGTTGTCGAGGGTACTCCAATGAACGCCGACACCCTCAACACTCTGAGTGATGTTGCAGGGGCTGACATTGCAAAGGAAAAGGCAGAAGCCGCCGCAACCGTTGCGTCAACCGCAAAAGACGCTGCTGAGTTAGCCGCAAACTCTGCAACCGCAAGCAGAGACGCTGCGGCTTCATCCGCAGAAGAAGCGAAAAAAAGCGCCGACAAGGCGGCTGCTGTAGTGAGCACCGACCCCACCCTCACCATCTCGGGCGCACCCGCAGACGCCAAAGCCACCGGCGACCGCATCAACGCTATCAAAATCGAGACCGACAAGACCCTCACCATCTCCGGCGCTGCTGCGGACGCTGCGGCTGTAGGCAGCATCGTACTGCCCCGGGTGGTGGTGCAGACGGAAGCGGGAAGCACCGTCACCGCAGTCAGCGGGGACAAAAAGGTAACTGGCACGGCCACCGACGGCAGCTTTTCTGCGGCCCTGCCCCACGACGGCGAGTGGGAGGTCACCGCCACGCTCGGCACCGGCGTGGCCACGGAGACAATGCAGGCGGAGTATTGCCGCACCAAGACCCTTACCCTGACCTACTACACCCTGACCGTCACGGTTAAGGCGGGCAGCACCGTCACCGCCCAGTGCGGGGACAAGACCGTCTCCGGCACGGTGCCGGAGAGCGGCAGCATCAAGCTGTATCTGCCCATCGCTGGCACGTGGACGGTAACGGCCACGTTGGGCGACGAGACCGCCGAGGGCAGCTTGGAGGTGAGCGAGTACAAGGACTATCACCTTGAACTTGCATACACCCACATCTACGGCGCAAGCTGGGACGGCACCAGCACCACCAAGTGGAGCCGCACCGACGAGGCGGCAGACTTTACCGATCCTGTGCCGTATGTCGCGGGCGCAAGCAGCTATGGCAGTCCCTTTGACAACTTACAGCCCTGGGCGGGCATGGTAAAGAGCGAGCGCACCGGCGGCACGATGGTCAGCATCCCGAAATTTTGGTACAAGCTGACCCAAAACGGCAGGGGCATGAGCATTCAGATCGCCGACCGCGCGGTGGAGGGCTACAGCGTCAGCCCCGCCCACATGGACAGAGGCGACGGTCACGGTGAGCGGGACGTGGTGTACATCGGCAGATACCACTGCAACGGCACCTATAAGAGCGGCACCGGCAGCCCCAGGGCGAACATGACCCGCTCTTCGGCCCGCTCCGGCATCCACAATCTCGGCTCAACCATCTGGCAGAGCGATTTTGCCATGCGGTTTACGCTCTGGCTGCTGTACATCGTCGAGTTTGCCGATTGGAACAGTCAGGCGAAAATCGGCTATGGATGCGGCAACAACAGCTCTCCGCAGTCGATGGGCTACACCGACAGTATGCCGTACCACACCGGTACGACCCAGAGCAGCCGCACCGCCTATGGCTACGGGACGCAGTACCGCAACATCGAGGGCCTGTGGGATAACGTGTTGGACTGGTGCGATGGCTGCTACAACAACAGCGACGGCCTGAACATCATCCTGAACCCCTCCAAGTTCAGCGACAGCAGCAATGGCACCGCGGTGGGCGTCCCGTCCAATGGCTGGCCGTCCGCATTCAAGGTCAAGGCAAACGGCGGCTTCCCGGTGTTTATCCCCACATCCGTGTCCGGTAGTGACGCAACGTACTCGTGCGATAGCTGGAACTTTGACTCGTCGTACCCCTGCCTCTACGTTGGCGGTAACTAT